AAGCCCGAGATTCTTTCGTATACGGGCTTAGGCCTGGGCAAGAAGTTCACGAAGGTGCCTGAAACGCTGATCATGGACGAGGCGCATAGGCTCCGGAATCCTGGCGGGTCTGCGGCGCAAGCTGCTGCCGACGTTGCAAATCAGGCTAAGCGCGTGCTGCTCTTAACCGGCAGCCCGATTACGAATTCCCCGAGCGATCTGGCGAATTTAATATCCATTGTTGCTAGAAAGAATATCTCGCCGCAGGAATTTGAAAAGAAATACGTTGGCTACAAAAAAGTTTATCCCGGGTTATTTAATTACTTCGCTGGTATTAAGCCCGGCGACAGGGCTGTGATTAAAAACGAATCTGAGCTGAAAGAGCTGCTCAAGGGCCGCGTGGATTATCAGCCCAGCAAGACTCCCGAAGGCGTGAACGTCAACGAAGAAAAGATCACAGTTCCGCTTACGAGCGCGCAGAGCAAAATTCAGCAAGCTTTACGCACCAAGATTCCGCCCGGATTTCTATGGAAGCTCGATCAGGAGTTTCCGCTCAGCAAAGACGAGTTGGCTAAATTAAATAGCTTCCTGACTGGCCTGCGGCAAAACTCTGTGAGCACGCGGCCGTTTCGCGTTGACAACGACGCCTTTAAATCTTTTCAGCAGTCTGGAAAACTTCAGGAAGCCTATAAACGTCTGAGCGAGCTTTTAGAATCAGATCCGCGCAAGAAGGCCATTATTTACTCGAATCATATCGGCGCTGGAATTGAGCCTTACGCTGCCGCTCTGGCTAAATACAACGTTCCGCACGGGATCTTTCACGGCGGCGTGCCTACCAAACAGCGCCAGAAATCGCTGGCTGACTACAACGCCGGAAAACTACGCGCGTTATTAATTGGCCCGGCTGGCGCTGAAGGCTTGTCGACCAAGGGGACAAACTTAATCCAGCTTCTAGATCCGCATTGGCACGAGAGCAGGACGCAGCAAGCGCGGGGCCGTGGTTTGAGATTCGACAGCCACGACGATCTGCCCGAAGAGCTCAAGAACGTCCACGTGCAGAGATTTATCTCTAAATCGGAAGAGCCCAGCTTTTTAGGCAAACTCATGGGCTATCGGCGCGAGCGCACAGGCGACGAGATCTTAGAACGGCTCTCCAATGAAAAAGAAAAGCTCAACGAGCGCTTTCGTGAATTACTCCGCGAGCTCGGGACGCCCAAAGACCAAGCTCCCAAAACAGCCGCCTATGAGTTTGGCAAGGCCGCCAGCTTTCGTTGGTACAAGCGGTTCCCCGTCAGTGAAAACCTGGCGTTAAATCTGTCATTTGGCGGGCCCAGTCTCACCGTGCGCAAGCTCATTCCGGGCACAAGTATGACGTTCGGCAATCGGGCGCCTCGGCTTTATGTCGGCACGCCAATTCCAGGCGTGGCGTATCAACAATATCTCAGTCCCAAGAAGCACAAGATTAAAGCCGAGAAGGAATTTAAAGACGACCTGGAAGATCAACGCTCGACCTGGGAGAAGATAAAAGACTTCCTTTTTGGCTCTGACTATAAAGACGCAGACTAAAGCCAAAGACTAAAAATTGCGCTCTGCGATAATATTGTGCAAACTCAGCCCGCGGGTACTATATTCCTAGTCCCGCGGGTTTCTTTTTTTACGTGAGCGTATGAATAACAAAGCAAAAGTGTTCGTGCAGCTGGCCTCGTATCGCGATCCTCAGCTTCCCATCACCATCGCAGACATGCTCGAAAAAGCTGACAATCCCAGTCTGCTGAACTTTGGCATCTGCTGGCAATACGACGAGACTGAAGATATCACGCAGTATGACAATCTGCCCAACTTTCGCGTCTCCAAACATCCTTATGCAGAAAGCCAAGGACTGGGCTGGGCGCGGAACATCACGAACCAGCTCTATGACGGCGAAGGCCTGACGCTGCAACTTGACAGCCATCATAGATTTTTAAAGGGCTGGGACACGATGATGTACGAGGATTACTACGCCGCCCGGGAACTCTGCGCCAAGCCCGTGCTCAGTACTTATCTCACGCCGTTTGAGCCGCAGCAGACAACGTATGAAAAAATTCCATGTTTAATGAGTCAGTACGAGTTTAGCTCTGACAAGCTGCTCATGAGCCGGCCGTATCACATCATGGATTATCTAACGCGCACAAAGCCTATTCGCGCACGCACAATCAGCGGGCACTTTTTATTAGCCGCGGGGAAATTCATCGAGGAAGTTCCCTACGATCCAGATATTTACTTTGGCGGCTACACCGAAGAGACCACGATGAGCGTGCGGGCGTTCACTCACGGTTGGGATTTCTACAGTCCGTACCGGCAATACATCTGGCACGAGTACACGCGCAACGGCCGGCCAAAGCACTGGGAAGATCACGGCCGGGAATCGCAGACGAAGCAAACCAGCGGCGAGCGTGATATTTACGCCAGAAATAAGACACGGCAGCTATTTGGTCAGGAAGAGCACGGCATTGAGATGGGCAAATACGGCCTGGGCACTGTCAGAACGCTGCGCGACTACGAGCTATTTGGTGGCTTTGATTTCAAAAAATGCCGGCTGCAGGACTATACGTTACAAGTCAAAGAGCCGCCGAATCCTGAGAATTGGGAAGAGCAGTTTGTTTCTCGCAAACACGATGTACTGTGCAACTGGGATCTTGAGTTCTTTAAAAAGCTAGAGTTCCAGAAACCCAAATTTTTAACGCTTGGCGTCCAGACTGAAGGCGGCGCTGAGCTCTATCGCAAAGACTTCACGCTAGAGCAGGACTCGGGGCACGTAAATCTTCTTGTAAACTCGCATCACGCGGCATTTTATACAGAGTTGCAGCCGGCTAAAATTGTGATGTACCTGTTCGACGAAGAAAAAGAGTGGAGCCCCGTCTACGAGAAAAAACTTTAATGCGCGTCGTTTTTACACTAATTGGCAATTCCCGGCGCAGCGGCTATCTAGACGGCCATTCGCTGCGCTATGGCGGCGTCGGGGGCTCAGGTACAGACACCAGCACGCTCTTGGTCGCTGAGTATTTAGCCGCACAGGGCCACGAGGTTGTAGTGGCGCTCGATAGGCTGGAGCCGCATTTAGAAAAACAGCACGCAGAGCTCGGCCGGCATTTTGACTCCGGCAGAATTGTAAACGGAGTGCAGTACTGCGATCTTGATTTCACCAACGTCGAGAACAAAACATTTGACGTCCTGATCAATAGTCTGTGGCTACACAATTACGACGAATTGCCGATCACAGTCACGCGGGCGGTGATTTACTGGTGCCACATGCAGTGGATTTACGGCATTGATGAAGTGGCGGCGTTTGCCAAAAAACATAAACTCGCGCTGGGTTTTGTGCATATTTCTAATTGGGAAAAAAGCATGAACGCGCCGTGCGTAGCTCGAGCTGCGGCGCTTACGCCCACGCAGACGGCGCTTATTCCCAATCCGGAGCCGGACGACGTAATTCAGCAAGTCTTGGCTGAGAACATTCCGCGCAAACCGCACAAATTTGTCTTTCACGCCGCGTGGCCGAGAGGCGGCGATGTAGCCATTGCGGCAATTCGTCAGTTGCCGTGGCCCGACAAAGAGCTCCACGCATTTGATTATTTAATGGTGATTCACGCGCACGAAGACGCGTTTTTTCATCTGCATAACGGCGTGGACAAACTCACGCTGTACAGGCACTTAGCCGAAGCTGAGTACTTCGTCTATCCGCTATACACGCCGTATCAAGACGTGCACAAAGACACGTTTTCTTGTGTAGTAGCCGACGCCATTGCGCTGGGCTGCACGCCAATCACGTATCCGCTGGGCGCGCTGCCGGAAAACTTTGACGGCTACTGCCACTGGCTGCCGTTTCCAGCCGGCATTGATTCAGCAGAGCTGCAGGCACAAGCGCTCACTAAAGATATTGTCGGCGATTTTAAAAGCCCGGCCGTCGTGCAAAATATCGTCAACGCCATTATCAATCTCGAGCAGCAGCCGGCGCTCAAAGACAAAGTAAAACAAACAGGCGCGCAGTTTATTCTCGATAGGCTGAATACTGCCGCGGTTGGCAAGCAGTGGATGGATTTTATTGACAAACTTACAGCGTAAATTCGCATGCCGTACGATCAAGACGACCTGACGCAATACTACACGCGGTTTCACGACGACACCAATATTCCCGAGCAGCACATCGCATATCTGCGGACGTTGCGGGATGAGCTGGGTATTTATCCAAAGGTGATTTACGATATCGGCGCTGCGGTCCTGCACTGGTACAAAAACGCCCGCGAAATTTGGCCCGAGGCGCAGATTTTCGTTTTTGACGCCGTGCGAGAATTGGCGCCGTTTTATGCGGCTAAGAATGTACCGCACAGCATCGACGTGTTCAGCGACACGGTTGGGCGAGAGTTGACATTTTATTGCCACCCTATTTATTTGGGCGGCAACTCGTACTACAAAGAGAGCGAAGAGTATTCAGCAGCCGCGGCGAATATCTACACGCCCGAGACGGCTGAGACGCGGATTACCAACACAATCGATAACGTTGTGGCGCAGAATCAGTGGCCCGCGCCGGATTTTGTCAAACTGGACGTGCAGGGCGCAGAGCTGGATATTCTCCACGGCATGCCTACGGCGCTCCAGACAGTTCAGCATCTCATCGTGGAACTGCAGCACGTGCAATACAATCTGGGCGCCAAGCTAGTAGACGACGCGCTTCCCGTTATTGGGCAGCTGGGTTTTACATTAGTGCAGCGGGGCGTGAATCCGTATTTATGCGGCAACGGCCCCGACGCCGATTACCATTTTTCCAGAACATAATTCTTGGGATGCAGGCTTATGAAATTGCTCGATTTTGTCGACGCAATTTTTTACATCAATCTGCCGGCGCGCACAGACAAGGCCGCTGCTATGGTGCAGCATCTCGACGCGCTCGGGCTGCTCTCAAAAACGATTCGCGTACCAGGGCGTACGCCGGCTGAGTTAGGCTTTACGCCAAAAGACGACGGCACCTATGACCACATTGCATACAGCGCCGGAAACGCGGCAGCGCATTTAGATGCTGTGCAGCGGGCCTACGACGCCAACATGGAAAACATTTTGGTGCTGGAAGACGACGGCCGTATTTATGCAGAAACTGGCCATCCGCTCTGGCCTGTGGAAACGGCGCTAGACCAGCTCGCGCAGATTCCCGATTGGGAGATTTTGTTTTTAGGGGCTACGATTGGCGACGAGCGGCTGCAGCTGGTGGCGCCCAATCTCGTCAAAGTCGACGTGACTGTTTGCTCGCACGCGTTCATTATGAATCGCCGGATATTTGCGCCTATTCTGGGCGAAAAATGGGACAATTCGTACGACTGCTGTCTGTCTAGTTCCTTTCGCCAAAAATACGTCGTGTATCCGTTGGGCGCTATTCAGGTATTTATTAATAGCACGGATATTGGCACCGGCCACACGCCCGATGTTTCTTTCTGGGCGGCGCAGCTCGAGCGCCCAATTGACCGGCTTTACGAATAAAAAACGCAATAAAACAGCCAAAATTGCGGCTGTTTACGTTTTAACGCGGCGTAGCCCGGTTAAATTTGGTATTATGCGTGTAGGATAATTTTGGCGTCGTACCCGCCGAGGAGCCAAGGATGGCAAGCTCGTTTAAGAGTTACAAGGCGGTAATTACAGCGCTTCGGCAGCATGTCCCGCCGGCGTACCCGATCTCTGTGCAGCGGGTGAAACTCAGCAGCAAGCTTGAGGGGCGGTGCTGGAAACACGGCAAAAAGTTTTTTATCCAGATTGATAAAAATCTGGACGAGGCCCGCGCCATTGACGTGTTGCTGCACGAGTGGGCGCACGCCAAGGCTTGGAATCACATGTTGGACACGGCCGCGACAGACGCCGCGTTTAACAAGCTTGCGCACGATCCGGCGTGGGGCGTGGCGTATAGCGAGGTGTACTCAGCCTACGAGCGCAACTTTACGCACCAGGTGCTGTGATGGGAGATTTTAATCTCGGCACTGCGGGAATTGTGTTTGTCACGTATTTTTTGATCGATATCCTGTACGCGTTCTATGTGATTTACGTCGGCAAACGGGACGCTGTTCGGTCGGCGCTGGCCAGTTCGGCGCTGTACAGCTTAGCCGCATATGGCGTCATCACGTATTCGCGAAATATTGCCTACGTCGTGCCACTAGCGCTGGGCGCGTTTTTGGGCACATACGTCATCGTCAAACTTAAAAAGTAAGTCATGACCAAACCGCTCTCGCGCGAGTTTCTACTCAGCCAGAAGAAATGCTGCGGGCGTAAATGTAAAAATTGCCCGTATGTTCCCAAGCACACAAGAAACAGCACTAAAACTAAATGAGCGTCAGGTATGCAGCAAATTATTACAGGTCACGAAGACATCGGGCTGCAGCTTTTTGCGGACTTCCTAGACGAAGCGGAAGAACGCCGGCTGCTTGAAAAAATTGACAACACTGCTGTTGCGCGCGCCAAACGAGGCAAGAGCCGCGAGAGCGTTCGTCGGTATGGCTCTGCCGTGCCGTATAACTCGTATATACAGTCCAAGATGATTCCGGACTATCTGCTGCTATTCGCTGAAAGACTGGTAGAGGCGCAGCTGACCCCCAAGCTTGCCGACTCGGTGTCTATTAATGAGTATTTGACCGGCCAGATTATTGAGCCGCACGTGGACAGCAAGAGCAGCGGCAAAATCATCACAGTAATGAGCCTAAAAAGCCCGGCAACGATGCTGTTTTCAAATTTAGCCAATTCCCGCCAGAGTTTTTCTGTAGAGCTGCCGCCCCGAAGTCTCGTCCAGCTGCGGGGCGATATTCGGTATCTCTGGCAGCACTCAATTTTGCCAGTCCCGGGGCATAGATATTCTGTAGTATTTCGCTGTAGCGCCGATTGCGACGTATAATGGTCAAAAGTCGCCTAATTGCTTGCGCCAATTTGATTTACTAAAATAAGGGCGCATTTTCGTACACTTTATTTGGAGCGCGGTTCATGAGCTATTTAGACGTGCAGGTTTTGCGGCGGTTTATCTATAAACTGGCTAGCACACAAGTTGTTGACGACCCGGCTAAGATTCGTGAGCAATTTGCCGGCGGCGGCGCTCCGAAGCCTGATCTTCAAGACGAAGCCATGATGACGGTAAATAATCCGTCCCGCGTTGTCCCCATGGCGACCGACGCTGCAAAAGCCGTTGGTCAAAAAGCGATGGGCGGCGTAAACGCGGCAGCGCAATATCTGCCCGATCTGAAGACGTTGGGCTACGGAGCAGGCGGCGCGCTTCTCGGCGGCGCCGGCGCGATGGGATTAGCTAATTTGCTGCGCTCTGAAGAAGAGAAGAAGAAGGGCCCGTCGCTGCTAGCTGGCGCTGGTGGCGCATTGGCCGGCGGTATTGGCTTACCGCTGTTGCTGCAGTATCTGACTGGTGCCCAGTCGGCGGGCCCTGCGCTTGCGGCCAATGACATGTCTATCGGCAGCCCGGGCGCTGAAATTCCAGGGCTGCAAAACACGCGACCCATGGATACCGCCGGATTAGTGTAAGTTTGTTTTAAACCGGCAGCACAAAATAAAACAAAAAGCCGTCAGAGAAATCTGGCGGCTTTTCTCTTTTCATGGCGCGCATTTCATGCTGTAATGCGCCATACTGGTCGAGTTTTGTATACTTAATCTGTGCAGGAGAACTTACTGTGGGCGCCAATCCAAAACGGTTTGTGGTCAATGCCGAGCAGCGCGTGTATGTCGATAAAACTTGGGGCTACGAGGACTGGATCTGGAACGGGCGCTACTGCGGAAAAAAGCTGGTTTTAAACAAAGGCAAAGAGTGCAGCTTTCACTATCACAAAGTCAAAGACGAGGTCATTTACTTAGCTAGCGGAAAAGTGCTGCTGCTTTACGGCTGGGACGAAGACATCAGCACTGCGGCCGAGCTTACACTAACGCCCGACATGGCGTTTCACATTCCGCCCGGCATGTACCACAAGTTTAAAGGGCTGGAAGAGTCGGTAATGTTTGAATTCAGCACGCACCACAGCGACAAGGACGTCGTGCGGGCGGGTGACCCCAGTCATAGCAAGGACGCTACGGATGACGAAGAAGACGATAGCGACGCAGATTCTTGAGCGTAAGTTTCAAAAGCAGGCCAATCCATTTGGCAGCATGAATTTGTTTTCAGGCGATAGCGTGGCGGGCGGCGCCAAGCCGGCTGCAATTAAATCTGCGCCGGTTACTGCGCCGCCAGCGCCGGGCCCAAAGCTCGACTTACAGCCGCAGGGTTGGGGTAACGCACTTCAGCAGGCGCAGACGCAGGCAAATCAGCTGTCATTTAAAGACTGGCACAAGAATCCAGGAAATCTCCCACCGCCGACATTTAACGCCGCAAATTATCCTAAAGATACGTTAACGCAACGCGCCGTCGGCGGCCTGACCGGTTATCCAACGACGGAGGCGCAGCAGCACCAACAGGCGGTCAACAACTATTACGGAAGTTTGCGTAGCACTGTGAGTTCGCAAAATCCGTCATGGCTTGGCCGCATGATGGGTTATGAAAACAATGCGCATCCGCAAGATGTAGAAGAAGCGAGTAAATTTATTCACTCTGTCGCCCCGGACACGGGGGTCGTCAAAGGTACGCCCGGCGGTATTTTTGGCGGATTTACGCAACCGGGCGCCGGTATGGCCGCCGCGCAGTTTGCGCGTTCGCCGGCTGGGCTGAATATTGCACAACAAATTGCGCAGACTGGCAATCGTGTCGTGAACACGCCAAGCGGCGCCACGGCGATTCTTGGCGGAGCCGCAGCCGCGCCGGCTGTCGCGGCGGTTACCGCTGGTTTGCCGCAAGCTGCTGCGCCGGCTGCGCAGGCCGGATCGGCTGTCGGCCAGTTGGCGCGCGCTGCTGTACCAGTAGCCGGCGTTGTCGGGGGCTCGGCGGCCCTAAATGCAGCAGGCGTTACAGGCGAAAATATTGCAGATAGCGCCCTGCCCGCTGCTCAGCAACCGGTCGCGACTCAAGACGGAACTCAGGCCGCACAAGCACAGGCGCAACAGCCAGCCGGCATTTCGCCGCAAGCTTTTGGCGGCGCTCCTCCGCAGGGTCCGATGGCTGCTGCGACTGCAGGACAGACGCCCTCGCCGCCGCCAGCCGAAAGCAGGCCGATATTTGATCCGCAGCGGTCACCGTCTGCGCAAATTGCCAAAAACGACCAGGCAGCGAGCCAGCCCGCACCGGCGTTTGATGCCGAGGCCGCGGCAAAGCAGTATCAGGCGGCCAAAACACCTGAAGAACGTAACGCCGCGATTCAAGGAATGGCCAAGCAGCTGCAGACCGGGCTTTCGGGTGCCGACGCGACTGGCGCGCAGCACGTAATGGCCGGCGATTTTAATACGCCTGAAGCCAAAACGTTTATTGACAACAAACTTGGGCCAGCGGGCGACGAATTTTTGAAACAAATGACGGCCGGCAATCCTCAAGATCCAAATTTGTGGGGGCAAGCCGCAGGAATGTGGGAGTCGCTAGGAACAGCCGGGCAGATTGCTTTTTCAATTGGCGTACCCATGGCATTATTGGGCATGATGGGCGGCAGCGGTATTACAACGCTACTCGGCGCTCTGGGCATTGGCGCGGCTGGTTTGATGGGCGCGTCTGGCGGCTTATTTGGTCAGGGCGCGCAAGACTCTTTAAACAGCGCTATCGGCGGCCTTGGCAAATCTTTAGCGCCTATGCTGGGCATTAATCTGCCGAATGAAACTGATATCAAAACTCGGTTAACTGCAGCGGCGGAGCAAAGCCCCGAACAAGCGCAGGCGGAGCTGGCAAAAGTGCGGGCAGAAGTAGAACCATACGCCCGTTTTAGTCCCGAGGCGCAAAAATTTTTAACCGACTCGGCCGACCCGAACTACATGTACAACCAAGCAAAAAACTACGCAACCGAAAATTTTGCGCAGTTAGCCGACGAACGGATGGCAAATCCGGAAGGCCGGACTTGGACGCAATACGCGGGAAAGCTTTTAGGACTTAAAGGCGAAGATGCAAACAAACCAGGAACATGGAGTTCATATCTTATGGGCGCACCTGACACAACTACACGCGCGCAAAACGTTGAAGAATCGTTAGCACAAAAAGGTTGGAAACGTGCCGCGCTGCAGGTCATGCATAAAGCCGCGCGGTGCTGGGCTGGCTATGAACCAGTGCCGGGCAAGAAGCCGTATAGCAACGACTCGTGCCGGCCGATTGGCGGCAAAAAGAAAAAGAAGAAGACAGAGAAAAAAGCTGTAGAAGGTTATACTGGCGCGCACAGCAACCGACCGTTCGACGTCGAGCACGCCGCAAAGATGTTCAAAATGCCGGCAAAAAATCCGCAGCTTGTTTACAACCGGATGATGAACACTTGGAAACAAAATAAATTTTCTCCAGCGCAGTTTTCCGAAATGCGCCAAAAATACGACGGCCTGCCGCCTGCGTTTAACACAACCGGGCAGCCTCCCGTGGCGGCGCAGCCTGCTCCAACACCGCCGCAGCAGGCTGTTAAGCCCGCGGCGCCCACAGCTTCTCCGTCGGCTACGCCTGTGGCGCCGCCGTCGCTCGCAACAGCGCCAAAACCTGCGCCGCAAAATCGGCCCACTATGACGCAGATGCCGTCGCAAACCGGCCAGACGCCGCCTTCATCCGGCGCAACTGCATACATAAAGAGTGTGCGGGGTGGGGGTCGTTAATAAATTACCGTGGTTTAGGAAAAATTTATGCGCAAAAAAAGCAGCAAGCCCAAACGAGAATACAAAGCAGCCCGCCGCGCCCAGCGAAAACGCGTAAAACAGGAAAAACGAGAAAAAGCGGTTATTGCGGATATTTCGCCCGTCGAGATTAAACCGCGCACAAAAGCGCAGCACAAAGCGCTGCAACTAATCGCCAACAATCATATCTCGTTCTTGCTCGGTTCCGCTGGCTCTGGCAAGACGTTTTTGGCCATGGCTTATGCTATTAACGAAGTATTGAGTCAGCGCCGTAGCCAGATTGTGCTCACGCGCCCAATCGTAGAGGCCGGCGAAAAGCTGGGATTTCTGCCCGGTACGTTTGGCGACAAGGTGAATCCGTATATGCAGCCGCTGTACGACACGATGGATTTATTACTCGGCAAGCAGAGCCCGCGCCGCGAAATTATTAACAAAGCCGTTGTGCTGGCGCCGCTTTGCTACATGCGCGGCAGAACGTTCCACGACGCGGTCTGTATTTTTGACGAGGCGCAGAACGCCACCTACGCGCAGCTCAAATTATTTTTGACGCGGTTTGGTGAAAATACGCAAGTTATCGTGACTGGTGATCCGCAGCAGAGCGACCTAAACGAAAAAACAGTAGCGCTGGTCGAAGTTACCGCACGGTTAAAAGATATCGCCGGAATTGGTATTACAGAATTTGCCGCAAGTGACGTTGTTCGGCATCCATTGATCAGCAAAATTTTGACGCGTCTGTAAATCTGTATTGCCAGATATTTTGACCGCTATTACACTGAGCGCTTGTCTCGTACTCAGAGGTCAAGATGTTAAAGCCGTTGTCTGAAATGGTCGCGCTGTTAAATAACGACCTAAAAAACGAGTGGAAGCACCTAAAGTTCTATTTGTATCACGCCAGCGCCATTACTGGGTTTCACGCGCACGAGTACAAAGAGTTCTTACTCGAGCAGGCCGCCAGCGAACTAAACCACGTTAGCCAGTTCTGCGATTTGATTATTGGCTTGGGCGGTATTCCCACGAACGACAGCAATTATTTTCCGCTGCTGACGCATCCGCAACACATTATTGACTACGCCTGCAAGATGGAGGCGGAAGTCGTAGAAAACTACACGCACCGCATTGCGTCGTTGGCCGGGTTTACGCCGAGCGCCGACACTAAATGGATCGAGATTTTTCTAGAAAAACAAATTGAAGACAGCCGTACAGATCTAGACCATCTGCGGCAGATTTTGAAAGGAGCCTAATCTGCAGGAGAGGCGCGGAGATGGCGCACGACGCGACACTGATTTCTCGTCTCGGTGGCGCGATTAGCTGGTCTCTGCGGTGCGCGTTCGTAACCCGAAATGCGCATGCACGGCTTCGGACAAGCCGCCGTGCCGGACGTTGGTTGCTGGGTTCTAACGGTGTCCGACCGCCCCTTTCGCCCCCACGTAATACGAGCACAAGCGGGATACGAGCGGTCCTGCTGCCAACGTCCAGCCTGCTTTCATTTTGTAAGAAAAAAAGCGCGTTTTTCTTACAAAACGTGCCTTGCCGTATTTACCGATTTTTAGTTATGCTACCGTTAGTCTTTTTACAAGGAGTTTATCTGAAATGCCAATGGATTATATCTCGAGCCTGACGACGCTTTTTGGCGCCGACGCGACGATTACTGGTACCGGGACGGACGCCGTGTTGTCGTTCAAACCATCGCAAACCGGCGTTGATAGTAATTTTGGAACGCCGCAGACAGCCCGCCCCGAAGCTATTGTGCTGGCGCTGCTGCAGAAGGTTTTTGCGGCGCAGGGCGTGACGGCAAATCGCGCTATGGAAGTGACAAAGACGTCGGTACTAACCACAAAAGACAACGCCCAGGTCAGCGGCGAACAGTACATAATTCGCATCTTCTCGGCGTCGGCGCTTTCCGGGCTGGACCCCGACACGCTTTAAAACATGTACGACTATTTGGTCGTCGGCGCTGGATTATTTGGCGCCGTATTCACCGAGCAAGCAACGTCTCGCGGTAAAAAGGTCTTAGTGATAGACCGCCGCGAGCACATTGCCGGCAATTGCTATACAGAGCAGCGGCACGGCGTTGAGGCGCACGTCTACGGCCCGCACATCTTTCACACCAACAGTGAAAAGCTCTGGAACTACGTCAGGCAGTTTGGCGAGTTTAATAATTTTGTAAATCGTCCCAAAGTAAAGTACGGCGACAAGCTGTACTCGTTTCCAATTAATCTGTTTACGCTGTATCAGATTTGGGGCGTACAGACTCCGGAAGAAGCGCGGCGCAAACTGGAAGAAGCGCGCGTTAAAATCGAGAACCCCGCCAATCTTGAGGAGTGGGCGCTCTCTCAAATAGGCCCAGAGCTGTATTACACGTTTATTCACGGCTATACGACCAAGCAGTGGGGGCGAGACCCGAAAGAGTTGCCCCATGGGATAATAAAGCGGCTTCCTATACGGCTCACGTTTGATGACAACTACTTTTACGACAAGTACCAAGGTATTCCCGTTAACGGTTATACGGCGCTAATCAGTAATATGCTGGCAGGCGCAGACGTCATGCTTAATCATGACTACCTGGCCAAGCGCGACAGTTTTGACGCTATGGCTACGCAGGTTGTATTTACCGGCTGTCTCGACGAGTTCTATGAGTACAAGTTTGGCCGGTTAGACTACCGCACATTGCGCTTTGAGTCCGCGCAAATACTCACGCCTGATTTTCAAGGCAACGCAATTGTGAACTATACGGAAGCCGGCGTGCCGTATACGCGCATCGTCGAGCACAAGCACTTTACGGGCGCGCAGCTAGATCACACGTACATTACGCGCGAGTATCCGACCGCGTGGCATGAAACCGCTACGCCGTACTATCCGATTGCGGATGCGCTAAATACAGCAAGATACTCACAGTATGCAGAGCTAGCCAAAGCAGATAAAAAATATCTGTTCGGCGGCCGGCTAGCAGAGTATAAGTATTACGACATGCATCAAGTGATTGGAAGCGCACTTGCCGCAGCAGAACGCCGCCTGGAGCCGACATGATGCAGTCTGTAGAACAAATTCGCGAAGCTATTTTGGCCGGCGGACTGTATGACGACGGCCGCCCTGTATACGCAGAAAAATATCGGCCGTATTTTTCTGCTACGGGTTTATGGCAGCAGCCCGACGAACTGGCCGAGCTTTTACACTATTTGCAGCAGCAGCATATTCGGTCTTTTTTGAACATTGGCACGTTTAACGGGCGCACGTTCAAATTTATTGCCGATTTCCTGACCGCGCAAAATCCTAATCTTGTTTGCGTGACTGTGGATATCGAGCAGCACCCGACGCTGGTGCCGGCCCCCGAGTACAGGTACGTTATTGGCACGTCTGAAAATTTTGCACACCAGCGTTTTGACCTCGTGTTTATCGACGGCGCCCACGAATACGCTGCCGCCATGCGCGACTTTACCCTGGTGGGGCAATATGCAAAATTTTGTGTATTTCATGATATTGCCGACCAATGGATTAGTGAACTTCCCGGCGGCGGTTGCACGGCTGTTTGGAAAGAGTTAAAACAACAGTGCGCTAAAACGCACGATATTCACGAATTTGTTACAGCCGATAAACCCACGCAAACAATGGGACTTGGCGTCCTGGCCAAAAAACCGCTCATGCGCCGAATTATTGTCACGCCCGCCGGTCGACAACCGTATCTGCAGCTGTTGTATCAGCATTTAGCAAGCCAAAAAGACGCCTTTGACGAGTGGCACCTGTGGCTAAATACCAGCCATGAGCCAGATATAAACTTTTGCCGCAGTCTTGCTGACAAACACAACTGGATCAAAACAACCGAGCCGCGCTTGCCGCCAAATAGCAACGCAACGATCTATTCGTTTTTCGTCGATTACGTGGATCCAAATTGCGCGTACTTGCGGCTTGATGACGACGTTATCTGGCTGGCGCCCGGCTTTGTCGACGATATGTTTACGTATCGAATTGCGCACCCGGAATATTTTTTAGTGTACGCCAATATTGTGAACAACTCTGTGGTGTCGCACGTGTATCAACGAGCTGGGGCCATCCCCGCGCCAGTGCTCGAAGATAAGACAGACGCGGTGGCGTATGGCGTGTGTGACGCAGTTGGCTGGGCATCTCCCGCATTTGCGCACAAGTTGCACTCAATGTTTTTGGCGTCTTTGAAAACGCATCAAGGCGTGGACACGTGGCGGTGCTTCAAAGCGTGGGTGCTGTACTACGCAGAGCGCGTGTCCATTAACGCAATCTCGTGGCTGGGCTCTGAGTTTGCCAAATTTAATGGCGAAGTCGGGGTAGACGAAGAGACGTGGTTGTCTTGTCACTATCCGGCAACAAATAACATGCACAACATCATTATAGGCCGCCCAGTGTGCGTGCATTTTTCGTTCTATCCGCAGCGGGGCATAGAACTTCAGCACGACGAGTTGTTGGCTGAATACGCGAAGTTAGCGCCTTTTGATTGAAAATTATTGCGCAACAACGGAGCTAAAGTATGTCACAAAATCACCCCGACGTATTTTTTGGTACGCTGCAGCCGCCGCCAATAAGCGATAAAAATTCTGCGCAGTATGTTAAAGCGGCCGTCGAGCTGTCAAAACTTTATACGCCGCCAGCAGATTTAAGCGGGCGCGGTATCGTTATTTGTGGTGGCGGTCGTTATCTGCCGTCTGTATATGTTAGCGTTCGTTTGTTGCGCGAGCTTGGGTGTGCGTTGCCTATACAAATATGGCACTTGGGCGATAGTGAGGTGCCGGAAAATGCCGCCGCTCTTTTTTTGCATTTGAACGTAGAATTTAAAGATGCGCGCAAATTAGTAAACAAATTTAGTCACAAACGGCTTGGCGGCTGGGAGTTAAAAGCGTTTGCGTTGTTGCACTGTCCATGGCGCGAAGTACTACTGCTTGACGCGGATAATCTTGCGTTAAAAAATCCAACATGTCTATTCGACGACGAGCTATACAAAGAGCACGGTGCATTATTTTGGCCCGACAGGGGGCGCTGGCCCGCGGACTCAAAAATTTGGGAGTTAACCGGGATTGCATATCGCGATGAGGCGGAATTTGAGAGCGGTCAAATTGCAGTAGACCGCGCGCGCTGTTGGTCTGCGCTTACGCTATCTAACTGGTTTAATGTCGAAAGCGCATACTGGTATTCAAAAATTCACGGCGATAAAGACACATTTAGATTAGCGTGGCGAGCGCTTTCACAAGAATACGGCATGATTCCGCATATGGGCTCTGCGCCGTGGCCTTATTTTTATCAGAAGGACGCAGCCGGCGCGATTTTGTTTCATCACGGTTTAAAATGGGACACAATAGCCGCAAATAATGCGCGATTAGAGCACGTGCCGGCTGTCTGCTACAGCTATATCGAAGATTACATTCTGGCGCTCACCGACGCGGCCGCGCAGTATGGACCCAAACCAAAACAAAACGTTGAATTACCAATAGAAACAGGCGCAGCTGCGCACGTAGCCGTTGACCCGTGCCATGTTGACCATATTTACGGCGTTGCGCGCGCACTTAAACCGGCGCAAGTGTTAGAATTTGGGCTCGGGACCGGCGCCACCGCTAACGCTATTCTTCGTGCGTTGCGTGAAAATAATCGCGGGCAGCTCACACTAGTCGACAACTGGCACGATTTTGGAGGCCAGCAGCCGGATACGCCAACACTTCGACAAAACCGGCTCAATGTGGTGGCCGCTGCCGAAGGTTTGTTTGTTAAAAATGCCGCGCCAGTTTATGACATGATAATTTCTGATGCGGATCATTACGGGTCGCATACTTGGTGGGAAGATACGCTTCGCCTTGTTCGCCCTGGCGGTTGCGTTTTTTATCATGACGTTACGTTTTCTGGTGCGCCTAATCTGCGAACAATATATGACGAAAGCCGTCAAAAATATGCCGTGCAATTGTTTAACGCATCAACAACGTCGGATGAGCGGTGCGAGCGGGGGTTGTTGTGCGTATGGCGACCAGAGACTGACGTAGTTCGTCCGCGCGTCGCTGTATTGCAATACGGTTCAGGTTCGGCACTTGAGCTGCTCAAGTACTCCCGACCTTGCCACGAAAACGCGTGCGCGCGATTTGGCTATGACTACATTTTTGAAGGCGAGCCAAAATCTAATAGGCATCCAGTTTGGGAGAAGCCGCGCATGTTTCGCGAAACGCTTGCGGCCGGCTACGATTATGTAATCTGGCTTGACGCAGATTCGTTTTGGCTTGGCGCGTGTGATCTTTTAACGCCGTGGGCCTCCGCCGCGCCAGCGGCTGTATTAGCCGGTACGTGGCACTCGGCAAGACCTGGCGCTGGGCACTACTACAATCATTTGAATATTGGCGTACTTTTTGCAAGACAAGGAAACGGCCGCGCGGTGGAACTTTGCGATCGCTGGATAGCCATGCCGGACAATATGCACCCCTGGCGCGAGCAGCACTCACTGCACGAACTGCTGGCCGCGGAGCCAGATTTGGTTCATTTTATTGATCATGCTTGGAACAGCGTGGAGTGGGTACCCGAATACTGCGCGCAAAATCCTGTCGTAGTTTCATGGCACGGAAATCCGATAGCGGCTAGCGCGCGTATTAAACAGTTAAGCGAAGAGTATAGCCGGCGCTACGATATTTCTATTGGTTAACAATCAATTTTGACAATTTGTTTACACCGGCGTTTTACACATAAAGCTCGCAAACTCGCTGCGCGATACCGATGCACACACGTAAACTCATCCTCAGTAATCACCAAAGCCCGGGCGATCTGGTAATGTTGCTTTACGCAATTACCAGCCTGCACGAAACATATCCGGGCGAGTATCTCACAGACGTGCGGGTGTCTGTGCCGGCTATTTTTCATCACAATCCGCTGATCACAAAAATAGACGACGCAGACGCCGAGGCCACGCGGATTGAAATGGAATATCCGCAGATCCACTCAAGCAATGCCAAACCTTACCGATTTACTACAGCCTTTACAGATTTCCTATCCGATAAGCTCCGCAGACCAATTAAACCGACGAATTTTTCTGGCGTGTTACCTATTGCCGAAGAAGAAAAAACCTGGTATTCAGGCGTGCACGAGAAACTTGGGCGCGATGTTCCATATTGGGTTTTAAACGCTGGACACAAATACGACTTCACAGCAAAGACGTGGTCGTTCAAGCGGTATCAAGAACTTGTGGAGGCGTGCCCAGATGTCTGTTTTGTGCAGATCGGATCTAAAGAACACAATCACCCAGAACTATACGGCGACAATTTAATTCGCATGGTTGGCGAGACGGACGCGCGACAGCTTATTCGTTTGGTCTACAACTCATTTGGCGTAATTAGCCCGGTGAGTCTCGCTGCGCACTTATCGTACGCTGTGCCGGCGCATCCAAGATTTAACCGCGCAAGTAGGGCAAGTATTGTGCTAGCTGGTGGGCGTGAAGGCGCGCACTGGGAGCAGGGCCCGAACCAGCAGTTTTTACACACATGCGGAATGCTGTCGTGCTGTTCTGGGGGCGGGTGCTGGAAAAGCCGCGTCGTGCCAATCAGTGACGGTGATAGCAAAGATAACGAGCTTTGCGTAGCGCCTGTGATGATGGAAGACGGGCAGTGGATCGCCAGCTGCATGTCCATGATCGAAGTTGACGACGTAGCGCGCATCGTTCGGCGTTACATGCGCAATCTGGACTACGAGCCTAAAAACTGACCACGTACCGCTGTGAAAGCAGGGCTGTTTTCGCAATGACGCCGCGCCGCAATACCGCTATTGCGCTGGACTTTGACCGAACGTTCACCAGCGATATTGAGTTCTGGCGGTTGTTTGTGCGCTGCGCCGTCATGCGCGGGCATCGTGTGTTTTGCGTCACGGGCCGCACAGAGTCGCCTAAAAACTGGCTCGAGCTGGCTGAGCTGTTTGGCCCGACTGTGTTTAAGCTTCTGAGTGATTGCGTGTTCTGCAACCATTCTTCAAAACGCGCGCGAATGCAAAGCCTGGGCTATAAGATCGACATTTGGATTGATGACATGCCGGAAGGCATCGGCACAGCAGTCGATAGCAGCGCGTTTAAAAAACTTGAAGACCAGTTCGACGTCTGCGAAACGTTGCCTATTTTTACAAAACGCGCTGTAAATCCGGCGGCTATTTGGCGGCCAGCCAGCAAAGAGTTATTTACGGATCCGCCACCGTCTAGTTTAAACTAGATTTTGCACGCTAAAAAGCCCGTGCGCCCGCCACACCGAATGGATTTGGTGTATGCAAAAACGCTGGCATTATCTGTATGTAATTGTGTACCCGGCGCTCGGGTATAAGTTCTATTATGGCTCACGAATAACCGATCGCATTCCAGATGACGACGTCTCGTATTTTGGGTCGTCGGTGACTTTTGCGCACTACAACGATCCGGCAAATACAGAGTACCAGGCAGACGCGTTAAAGATAATCTTGTGGGCGCGCCACTGGACGCATAACAAGAGAAACACAAACGCGTTAAACCGCAAAGAAGCAGAACTTATTCGCAGCGCCCTGTACGACAATGAACACCTCGGTCCTGACATCTGCTTGAATAGAAATCACGGAAAGCAGATTTTTATGACGCCCGAAGAGCGCCAAGCAGCTCTTGCGCGGTCAATCGCAGGCGGTGGCGGCTTTTTAAACATGTCGGCAGCAAAACTCAAAAAGTTTGCGGCAAAAGGCGGCGCCACCGCGCGAGAATTAGGCGTCGGTATTTACGCGCTGTCTGAGGCGCAGTTGCGGGCAGCTCGTGCGCGCGGGAACGCTGTAATTGCTGAAAAATATGCTAAAACGTACGAGCTCTTGAATCCGCAAAACAAGAAGATCAAATTTAAAAACATGCGCGCTTTTTGCCGCGAACACAATCTTGCGCCCGGGCATTTGCGCCGCGTACACTCTGGAAAATTGAAATCTTACAAAGGCTGGCGAAAACCATGAGTATGCTCAATCAATTGTCACTTATTTTTGGTGTGTTGCTTTTTGGCGTCGTCGCTGGCTATATCGCCGGGCGGGTTGATCTCATAATTTGCAAATTAGCGCAAAGTCCTGGCAGCTCCGGCGGCTTTAATTTCAACCGCAAAACAGACAGCAGCGGTAAAGTTAAAACAGAGGTAGCCATCGACGACAGTAAATTCGTCACTGCGATCGATACCGCCGGATTTTCCAAGACATCTGAGACTGCTCTTGGCAAAGTAACCGAAAAATCCGATGATATCCAGGCTTCTGTTTCAAGGCTCGCGCAGTTGAAAGGAAAAGCATGACCGCGCCGTTATTGGCTGTTGTGAGTATAATTTACGCTTATGTGTCCCTTGATCAGTGCTTTAAGGGCAACGGCGCCATGGCGGTGTTGTGGATGAGTTATGCCTGCGCCAACTGCGCGCTTATGTTTGGAAATAAATAGGAGATAATCATGCCCAAAGGCTTAGACGTCGGTACTTCGTTTATCGTGCTGGCAAAAGACACCGCGGACGGAAATGTCGTATACAAAGACTTTCGCGACGCGTTTTACGCCATCAAGCCGACTACGCCCGTCGCGACCAAAATGATTGAGAAGGGCCTGGCCGATAAGGTATTCGTAAAAGACGAGGACAATACGTTTATTCTGCTTGGCCAGGACGCCATTGAAAAAGCAGTTGAGCGTAATGATTCGGCAAAGCGGCCGATGTACCGCGGCGTCGTATCGCCCAAAGAAAAAGACGCCAAACGTATTCTGGCGTACATTCTTAAAGAAGTAGTTGGCAAAGGGCTGCCCGGCGAAAAAATTGTATTCTGCGTGCCTGCCCAGCCGGTCGACCAGCCCGACGACGACTTTGACGTCGGTTATCACGAGGACGTTGTGAAGGCGATTTTAGCTGAGCGTAACTACGACGCTCGCGCAATTCACGAGGCCGAGGCGCTGTGCTATTCAGAATTTGAAAACGACGACTACACCGGTATTGGCTTGTCATTTGGTGCCGGCATGGTAAACGTCTGCATCATGCTCAATGGCGAGCCGACGGTGCAATTTTCCACGACGCGCTCTGGCGACTGGGTTGACCGGATGTCGGCGGTGGCAACATCCGAGCCAGACTCGGTAGTTCAAGCCGAAAAGGAACACGGCAAATTTGTCATTGGCGAACCCAACGACAATCCCATTCTGGCCGCTGTGGCCGCGTATTACGATCGCTTGATTGACTACACCACAAAACAGCTCACCGCGGCGCTTACAGGCCACAAAGCGCTACCCAAGTTTAAAAACCCAATTCCAGTTGCAATCGCCGGCGGGACATCCAAGGCCGCTGGTTTCGTAGATATGTTCGCCAAAAAATTGCAAGAAAATGAATTCCCGCTCGTTGTCAAAGAAGTAAGGCACGCCAAGGATCCGCTTCACGCAGTTGCGCGCGGATGTTTAATTGCCGCTAAGATTCTTTAATGTTGCGCAGTTCGTAAACTACTTGCACACTGATAAAATATGAGTTGTCGTAAGTTAGTCGTGGTGGCCGGCTGGTTAGGGAAGCAGGGCGCCGAGCAGGGATGTGACGCGTCCTGACAGGAAACCGTGGTCAGGTTAAAGCCGCGTTCACGGTAGGTGGAGCAATGAATGCCGCACGAGGTTGAGTTTACGCCTTAGAAAGTCATTGCGTAGCCCCGGTTTGCCGGGGTCCGGGCCTGTGGAGGGGATCACAGGAGCTTACGACAAATTTCATGTAACTTATTAGGTGGCAACATGCTTGACGAATATTTGCATTCGTTATCTGTGTTTGCCAGCGCTTTTGGCGTGTCGGCTTTTGCCGGCCTCGCTACCTTTTTACGGTTTGCCAAAAAACTCTCTCAAATAGGTGCAATTAGCGCAATGCTTAACGCCGGGTTTCTCGGCCTGGCAATCGCGCTTACCTGGTATCAAAACTACTTAAAATCTGAAAATGTGTACGGTCTGCTGGGAATTTGCGTTTTAGCCGGCATGGGTGGTTCTACACTGACCGATTTGTTAATATCGTTGTTGTCGGGAGCAGGCATTAAAGTCACTATAACCCACGAGCGAGACCGCGATGGAGGCGACGAGCATGACAGAACCGATGCGGAGTAAACTCAGCGTTGCGGCCTTGTTTGGCTTTTTGATTTGCGGTTTTTTGCTGCTGGTTTCCGGCTTTGCCGCCGCAAATCACGCAGCGCACGCCGCCGCGGCTCAGGAAACAAGCACAGCGCGTCAGTGACTTTATTGCTTGATAGCTCAACGGTAGAGCAGCCGGCTGTTAACCGGCAGGTTCTAGGTTCGAATCCTAGTCAAGCAGTTTGAGGGTTGCCCATGGATGGTCTAACTGCTTTACACGCTTTCTCGCCTGTATTTAACGCAAAACTTTATACGCAGGGCAACGCGTTTGGCTGGCTGGCAAAAGGCGGAAAAACAGCCAGCGCCGAATATCAGCTAGCTGGCCGGCTTTACGCCGCCAAAAGCGGCTGGCTGCTGCTTTCCGTGCCAAACGCGCTTGTGCGCGGCGTATTCGACGCCATCACCGCTCCCGGCGTCGAACTTCCGCTGGCTGGCGCAATGAACGTCCCGAATGTGGACAAAGACCTGCTTAACGCCCATATCTCGGTCATGACAGCCGCCGAGGTTGAAAAGATCGGCGCCGACAATATTACAGAGCGCGGGCAGTCGTTTTCTTATACGCTCGGGAGTGTCAAAGAGGTTTCCGCCAAGAATATCGACGGCGTAAGCAAACTTTGGCTGATCGAGGTCGCTAGTCCTGGTTTATCGGCGCTGCGCAAAAGCTATGGCCTGTCTGCGCTGCCTAAAGATCAGCCTTTTCACATTACTGTAGCTATTCGCCGCACCAAAGTGCTTGGCAACAATAGCGTTAGCAAAGGTTACGAAACCTATGCCGAACCGACGGACGGGCATAGCTTTCGTAACCCCCTGAGCAGGGGCGAGTTAAAAGCTGCCAGCTCTGACACAACCACATATGACTGCTGCTGCTCTGGCCCGTGCATGTGCCCAGATACATGCGTGTGCCGCAAACACGGTGCTTGCCACAGTGTTAAAGCCGCAAGCCGTATACCCGCTCGGGAAATTTCTCAAACCGCGTTAGCCGAAGGAGCTAAACATGAGCACGAACACACAAGCAATGATCAAATCGCCCGCAAAGTTGCCAAAGATCATTTGCAAGAAGACGCCGCCGACTACAAAAAAATCGAAAAAATAGAAAAGGCCGCCGCGCCAGAAGTTCCATCAATTATTCTTAGGCTGCGCGAAGCTAAAGCGCATTCTGACAACAAGCGCTATGACCGAAAAAACGCAATTCTGCAGATGCTGATGTCGGAGCACCCTGCGGATTGGTATGTCGACGACCCGCTGCCGAAACACATGGGCGTCACGCATGCGCCGACTAATTTCCGTTTTCACGCAGATCCAGCCATTATTCCCGTCGGGGTTAAGGTTCGCGCAAAAGCTGCCAAAACTAATCCGTACGCCGCGCAGTTAGCCGCAACACCCGTGCAAATTAATCGCAACGACGGCCTGTGGCAAAACTTTATGCATCATTTGCGCAAGGTTAAACAACGCGGTGATTGGCAATTACAAGCTGAGCAGAACTCGCAAGGACTGCTCGCTGAACTTAATCCTGCGTACAAGCAGCAGCTGCAGACGGCGTTAGCGCGCGGACAATATCCGCAGCATAGTACAACGACACAGGTTATCCAGCGCCACGGCGATAACATACTCAGCTATTTAGGCAAATAACATGAACCCGTTAAATTGGCTTAAGCGCAAAAAACCGGAAAAACCAAAAGACCCGCCGGACGTGCCGCTAGTTAAACCCAGCCCTGTCCAGGCTGTAAACTATGTGAGGGCGCTGCTGATTCTAAAAAACATTCCGTTTAAAGAACTCATGCAGGAGCTGCGAAAGCTACCGTGGTTTAAAATAACGTACTGCGCGGGCGTCATTATCTGGCTTTACATGACTGGCTTGTTTTTAAACTATTTAGCGCGCGCAATTTTGCCGTAATTCACACATGACATTAGACGACTTAGTTTCGTGGCAAACTGTACCGGAGCGCGTCAAAACGCTGCTTCCCGCCGCGCACGCGTTACAACTAAAGCACGACAAAGCGGCAGCCGATACTGGTTTATTGGCAATAGCGTCGTTGCGCTGGCTTCCAGAACAGCAGCAAATCGCGGTACACACGCCCGCACCCATTTCAGATCGACTTAAGACCGCTTATGTGAACGAACTCAGTCCGGGTTGCGCGGTTGTATTCACAAACACGGCGCCGGTTGAAGCCGGCATACTCGTCAAGCTGGCGTCTTTTGCGCACAATATCGGCGACGCATGGCGGCTTTCAAACAAAGCTCTCGGCGGCCCAACGCCGTTATCAAACGCAATTGTGTCTGGGCTGCTGCTTGGCGGATTAGGTTACGGAGCGGGCACAATAGCCGAGCAGCTTTTTCCCGACACGTATGTCGAGCGCGGCCGTTTTCGCCAACCGCTGGCTATTGCTGGGTTACTGGGCGGGCTAGGAATTGGCGGCATGAACGCTGGTGAAACTTACCGGCAGTTGAACAAAATAAATCCAAATCATGGTTATTGGCAGTCATGGATTACGAGCAACACTACGCCAATTACGCCGGCAGAGCAGCAAAAGCAGTCAAACTTTGGATTTACGCCAATGCGGTCAGATACAGGACTGCGCGCTCCAACAATTAAAGTAGACGCTTTTAACCGGGCTGTGTGGGCAGACGCGAGCACCGGATATAATCAAACAGGTTTTGTTGACGGCTACACGTCTCCGTCGATCGCCGCGGCAACGACAGGTATTGTCAGCGGCATTGCGTCGCAGGCTCGTTCGCCAATTATTAGCCCCGCGACTGTAATTAACGGTTTGGCGTCTGCGGGCGTCGGCCTCGCCACGGCAAACATTGCTGGCCGCACGTTGGGCGCATTGGCTGGTTTAACGCCGGCCGCGCAGGCAAAGATACAAGACACCGGCATGTGGGCGGGAATGCTGCACGCAGTTATTCCGCCGTTGTTTGGCGCGCAATAAATTTTAAAGCGCAGACTTGCTTAAAACTTTGCGTTAGAGCACAATAAGTAAATAACACTTAAGGAGTACGCTATGACAAAGAAAATTTTGCCGCCGGTTAAAACCCCCGTTGATACAGACGTTGTGCGCGAAGAGCTGCGCGTTCTACAGAGCGCGGTCGCCGAAACCGACACGCCGGCAAACTGGATTACGCCTGAATTTGTGGCGATGGTGTCGTCGGTTGCTGTGAATCTTGTAACAGCCGCCACTGTGCTCGGCTGGATCGACGCCGGGGCTGCACAAGAAATTACAAAAGCAACTACAGCTGTTATCGCGGCCGTCGGCACGATCAGTGTAAACGGTTTAATTGTTTGGCGGTATCTAGCCGGCCGCGAGACTGTAAAACGTGAAGCTATTCAGGCCAAATACCGTTACGCCAGTGATGTGGCTGTTGAACGGCTGCGCGCCAGTAATGGTTGGTAATGAGTACCGACCCGCTTATAGCTAGGATTGAATCGAGCGCGGCGCTACGGCGAGCAAGAGAGACCTTGTTAGACGAGGTCGCTTTTCGCGCTGACCCGTCCGCTCGGTTCAGTCCTATGCTGATTTTAATGGCAATTTCAATCATCGTGCAGATGATTGCAATTTGTAAAGAACGCAATACCGAAGAGCGTATTGTTAATTGGATTAAGAACGCCCGTACGTTGCCGCGCTTTCGCACAAAATTATTACGCCGCCGCCTCGACGCCCTTTGGGAAACACAGTGCGGCGACAGCCCGGAAGGCCACGAGAATAACGCGCTATTTGACGCAGTGCTAGATCTCGGCGAAACGGCTACAGACGCAGAAATTAAAGAAATCATGACCATGGCGAGCGAGGCAGCCGCCGACTAAACATTTGCAAGGAGGCAATAATGGCTAAACCGACGCACGTCATTCCCGTTAATGAAATTCTAAAACGCCTGCAGCAGCTTGGTTATTTTGGCGCGCAGTCGTGGGCGCAGGTTAAGAAAACCAGCGGCAAAGCCCTGGACGCTGCTATTCAAGAGTATCAGCGGTTCAACGGCCTTGAGCCGACCGGCATTGTCGGCGCCAAAACTGCTCACGTCATGGCCCGCCGCCGCTGCGGTTTGCCTGATTTTAACATCTCCGCCCGCAGCGGGCCGTGCAAGTGGCCGATGCACAAGATTACGTATTTCACCACGCTAAAAATGCCAGGCATTACTGATGAGGAAGCGCAGCGGGCGTATGACGTCGCGATCAGCCAGTGGGCCGAGGTTTGCGATATCGCGCCAGTACGAGTAGACGATCCGAACCTTGCCAATATTTATGCAAAGTCTGGCGCCGGTAAAGCCGCCGGCCTCGATGACCGCGGCGGTACTTTAGCGTGGAGCGAGCTGCCGTGCGACGTTACTGAAAATATGCAACTTGACCAAATGTTTGACGAAGCTGAGGCGTGGTCGTTTGATATGGCCGTAGCTGTGACCTGCCATGAAATTGGTCACGCTCTTGGGCTGGCGCATTTAGGTAACGGCAATTTAATGGCCCCGTATTACGATCCAGCTGTTACAGCGCCGCAAAAAGGCGATATAGCCGAAATGGTTGCACTTTACGGCAAACGTAAAAAAGCGAAACAAAAGGCCGAAAAAACACAAACGCAAGTACACGGGACTATCATGATCAATGGTCGTCCGTATATGCTTGTTCCGCAATTCTGATAAAATAGACAAGTCACAGTTTAGTTATAGGAGTGATTATGACTACGTTTCAAATCGTTGCCGGTGTTTTATTCGTATTGACGCTCGCCGCCGCATATGGCAAACAGTTGGCAAGTTTTGTGCCGAAGTTTGTTGCAAAGGCTGGCGGAGTAGAAGTGCAGCAGTCGATTGCTGTTCCGCTTGTAAACGATATTTTAGCGGTTACAGAGCTACGCGATCGTCTGGCGGCAGAGGGTTGCGAAGATGGTGTTGAAGCCTGCACGACGTTGCTGCGGGTGATCGTAGAGTACAAGCAACCGACAAAGGGCGTTGTATGAAAAAGTTTGCTGCTTGGTTTGCTGGTTTATTGCTCCTGTGGGCGATTGTTTTTCCAAACGGGCTGCCGACTAAGCCGGTTACGCCTGTTACTCCCGTTACTCCCGTTACACCGGCCGGCGAAACGGATGGAAAAATTGTTGAGCTGCTCACAGGTAGCGACGCGGCGGATCGCGCACGGATTCGGGACGTGTACTTGGCGCTAAAGACTATTCTGCAGCGCCCGTCCGCCCCGACGCTGATTTCTACAACAGAAAAATGGGAAGAACTTCACGCGCGTACGCTCGAGCTTGCAATTGAAGAAGTCGGCAAGTACCCGACACTTGATCAGGCTATTGAGCAGGTTTTTCTAACCACAGTCGGAACTGACGACGTGCTGCCGGGCAATCCCGACACGCTTAAAAAATTAACGGAGGCTTGCGAGATCGTCGCAAATTCGGCCTCTGCGGCAAAATAACATGAGTGTGATAGTTGGTGGGTTTTTGTTGTTTTTAGTGGTGTGGTTACTGGCGGCCCTGGCGTTTTTTCAAATCACGCCAGACCAGCCAGTCGGTTTGGGTGTTCTACAAATTAGGAGCGAACTAAATATGGCTGATATTTTGACCTATGCCGTTTCTGTGAATCCCGTAGTGGATGCTGACGTTGTTTCGCGCGAGCTTTCGGTGTACGTAGACGGTTCGGAAGCTGCGCGGGAAGTGCGGTCTTATCCGTCGGACGCAGCTGGGCTCGGCACCGTGAGCGTGCCGCAGAACTCGGCTGTTGTTCTGCAGCTTGTCGATATTGACGACGCCGGTAATCGTTCGGAGCCGGCGGTGCTTGAATTTACCGCGACTGACACGATTGCCCCGGCGGTTCCGGGTAATCTTGGCGTCACACTGGTAGACGAGACGTCCGACGGCGAGCCGACGACCTGATTAATTAGGAGTTACGCCATGGCGAGTACGGAACAATTTTTTGATCACGTATACGACGTCGTTTCCGCATACGAAACCGGATTTGTTGGCGCGTACAGCAATCCGGAGGCGGCCGAAGCGTTGCGCGATCAGATTAAAGCTGCCGGCGGCGTTCCGGACGGCGCCATGGCGTGCTCTGAGTATAAGCTCGAAGAAACGGGAGCGGGCAAACTAAGTTTGCCTTTTCTTGAGATTTTAAAGCTCTACCCTGATGCGCTGCCGGGCGGCGCTCAGGGTCGGGGCGATTGTGTTAGCTGGTCGACGCGAAACGCGTGTCTCGGCACTATGTGCTGTGAAATTACAAGCGGCGCGCCGGACCCGAAAAGCAACCGGCTTGAGGGCGCGCCCGAAGTTAGTGATACCGCGCGGCTGGCGGGTGTGTTGAGCACTGAAGCATTTTATAATTGGCGCCGCCACGGCGGCGACGGCTGGAGCTGCGCTGAAGCGGCGCAAGTTGCCCTAAACGACTCCGGCCTCTGGCTGCGCAAAAAATACGATGAAATTGACGTAGATTTTACGCAATACAGCGCGCGCAATGCCGGCATATACGGCTCGCGCACGCCGCCGGAATCATGGCGCAAAATCGGCGAAAATCATCGCGTGCAGACGATCACAGAAGTCGAGACCTACGAGGCGCTGCGCGATCTTTTAGCTAATGGTTATTGCATTAGCAGTTGTGGCGGCGAGTCGTGGGACAGTGATCGGGATACGAACGGTGTGTCCAAGCGAACCTCTCGCGGATGGGCGCACGCGCTTGCGTATCTCGGCGTAGACGACCGCAAAGAAATTATTAAACTATACGGCGAACCGCTTGTATTGGTTCAAAATAGCTGGGGTGCTTGGAATGGTGGAGGCCGCCGTGTTTTTGGGACTGTCGTTGACATTCCTGTTGGTTCTTTCTGGTCTAAATGGTCTGATCTCAAAAATCGGTACATGGTTGCGATCTCGGGCGTGAACGGCTGGCCGCCGAAGAAGCTGCGAAGCTATGGCGCCCGCGGTAACATATAAGCAAAACGTGTTACCAAAACTGTAAAAGGACAACACATGTTTGAATGGATTTTATTGGCCGCTCCGGTGATTTATGCCACGCCGCCCCAAAAAGATTATGTCGGCGTGGTCGCTGCAGAGGCTGCTTACGCTTCTTTGCTTCCTAATACGCCGGTGATCAAACCGCTTGTCGATACAAAAGACTGCAAACGCTGCAATGGCGAGGGGCGCATCCGTACAGGTGACGGCCACGCCTGGACAGACTGCCCCGACTGTGAGCCAAAAGACGGCACGCTTAAAAATACGACAAAAGAAGCGCCTTTGGCCCCGTCCATGAAACTGCAGGTTAAACCGCTTCCGCCGGTAAAGACAGGCGACTGCCCGACGGGTACGTGCCCGCTGCGGTCGTAGTCGCTCATATATCAGACGCAAAGGCGCCCTATGTCCGACAGAAAAGACGTTATTGGTAAATGCTACACATACCGCGGGCTCAAGTTTTACGCCCAAAACGGCTTCGTGTGTCTGCACGACGAGCAAACAGGTGAGTTTTTCGTACTGACGCGGCGAGAGTTTCTTGAGCGGGCCGCGGCCCTGAGCCAAGAGGTTAAACAGCTGCGGCACATGATGACAGTAAATCCCAGCAAAAAATGGCTGGCCGCGGACCGGGCTGATTTACAGCAGGGCATCGACACGATGATCGCTGCGGCAAAAGAAGCCAAAGAGCAGGGCGACCGCACTGATCCAGAAGTCGACGCCTGGTTTATGCGGCATCGACCTAACCGTAAAAGCCGCGTATCTCTCGCATCTGCGGCAAATTTTTCTGGCGCGCTTCCCGGCCCGTTACCGCTGGGCAACGACACAGGCCGGCACGTATCGCCCGACTTTTCAGTTTCTCCGGGGCAATCTGGTAAAAAGAAGCTTATTCTCCCTGGAGAGTTTTAATGGACATTACAGAAAAAGAAGCGTTTCGGCTGGGGTTTTTAGCCCGTTGCGCCGAAGAAAAGCTTTCCGGCGCCGCTTTAGACGCTCGGCTGGAAAAGGCTGCCGAAAGTCCTGTTACATTCAGCCCGGTGGATCTCGGCGTGCCGTCGCTTGCGGCCGGCGGTAAAAGTCTTTTGGACGCTGCGTGGGGGATGCTTGGCCTTCCTTTTGGTATGTCTATTTTGGCCGGCGGCAGTTTAGGTTACGGCACCGCTAAAATGCTTGAGCCGCGCGTGGACGAAGACGAAGTTAAAGCGCAAGAACTAATGAACACCTACAAACTGTACGCCGATAAGGCAAAAGCAAGGAAAAAAGTCCGGCAATATCGCACGGGGCGCAGTGAGCTGTGAGCATTAAAAAATACTTTGGCGAGATTGGCGGCCCTGCTCACGGCAACGATCGGCTGCACTGGCCCGGCACTCTCGACGGCTACCCGGTACGCGGAAACTCGACAGCTGCGGATTTAAAAAAAGAAGAACTCGACAACATAGACTTACGGCTCGACTTCAAAAGCAAAATGTTTGAGCTGTGGGATCCAGACCAAAAAACAGAGTTTGACGACATAAACGATAAAATAGTCAACGGATGGTACTTACTACAGCGCCGAAACGATCACTGGGACGAAGAAAAAAAACACTTTCGCGTATGGCTTGAGTGGGCCCAGGTTTACGGCATGCTTCCGCCAAAGGGGCACGTATGACGCAAGATAAAACAACAACGACAAAAACCAGCGCAGACGAAGCTGCCCGGGCTGCCGCCGCTAAACTCTGGGGCGAGCATTTTTTAAAGTACACGCTTGCCGGGCTTGGAACCGGTATTTCTGGCGCAAATTTGTACAAACTAATTGGCTCTGTAAATAAGGCGCCAGAAAAGTACACAAAATTTGGCCCCGGCGCTAAAACTGTAGACGAAGACGAAAAACTCGCGTCGTTGCAGGGTATTTACGACGCAGTAGTAAGCGCACCGGGCAAATTACTTCAATCGCTGCCAGTAGATACTCCAACTAAAGACGGGGTTGGCGTTTTTGCCCTTATGGGCGGTACAGGCCTCGGGCTTTACGGCGGCGTGAAGCTCGTCAACGCGCTCGCCGAAAAGAGACGCAAAGAAGAACTACAAGAACAAGTCGAGGACGCCAGGGCGCAATATCAAAAAGCGCTGACCGGTAAAAAACACGCGGAAGCACTAGATCGCGCTTTTGATATGTACAAGGCGGCAGAAGGCTCTGGCTACGGTATTCGTAACGCGCTCGCCGCCGCACTTAACACTGGCGGTAGACTACTGAGCGGCGACGTCGCCGGTACCGCCCTCGACGCGGCAGCGCTACCGTTCAAAATTTTACAGCAATCTCCGGCGGCATATAACGCCTACATCGCATCTGTCCTGGGTTCTGGCGCGCTAGCCGGTAAAACGATGTACGACTGGACGCGGGCCCGCAGCAAAGACAAAGCCATCGAGAACGCGCAAAAGGTTCGCGCTCGGCTGTCGGGCACGGCCCCGATCTACGTAGATCCGGACCAACTGGCGGCAATTAAAAGCGTAGCAAGCTAACGGGGAGTGCGCTGCCATCATGCCACTTCCCGAGCCATCCAACTCGATTCTCGGCCCGCCACCGCGCTCTTTTGGTGATATCCCGGCGCTACGGGAAAACATCTTTCAGCAGTCGCAGCAGTCGGCGGTAAACGTTGCGCCATTTGACCCCAAGGTCACGCGCAAGGGTATTTTTGATACCGTGGCTAACCAAGCTGCAGGTATTAAACCCATTCAGAACGATTTATACACGCTAAGCATTGCCGACGTTGGCTACGAGGGGCCCGAAGCGTATACAAAGAAGCAGCACAAAGAGGCTGTGCTTTCGCATGGCTCGCTCGCCCGAAAGCTCCGCGGCACCTGGAATCTGACTGACAATAAGACAGGCGCCGTTATCGCACAAAAGCGCGCAACGCTGGCTAACGTGCCGTATATGACCGATTCCGGTACGTTTGTGCATAACGGCGTCGAGTACACGCTCGCGCACCAAATGCGGCTGCGTCCGGGCGTTTATACCCGCGAAAAAGACAACGGCGAACTCGAGGCGCATGTAAACGTGCTGCCGGGTAAAGGCCGCATGCACCGCTACTTCCTCGACCCCAAAACGGGCGTATTCAAGATTAATATCGGCCAGGCGCAGATTCCGTTGATGCCGCTTTTAAAGGCGGTCGGTGTGCCGGAGCAAGAAATTCGCAAAGCCTGGGGAAATGAGCTCACCGCTGTAAACATGGAAAAGGGCGACGCCGGCACGCTCGACAAGCTTTACAGCCGGCTCGTGTACAAAGCCACGCCAGGGATCGACGCAGCCGGCAAACAAAAAGCTATTGCTGAAGAATTCTCACGCATGGAGCTGGATCCAGAGGTAACAAAGCGCACGCTAGGCGAGCCGGTCACGAATCTTACGCCGGATGTCGTGCTCAAGATAACCAAAAAGCTAATTGCGTTAAATCGCAAAGAGGCCGACCCCGACGACCGCGACAGCATGGCTTTTCAGCACGTGCTCGGCCCAGAGGACTTGATTGGCGAGCGCTTCACGAAAGACCGCGCAATGGTGCGGCAGCTTTTATGGAAAGCTACGGCTAAAAAGAGCTTAGATCACGTACCCACCGGCGCGTTTAACAAAGCTATTACCGCTGCGTTAATTGGCTCCGGCCTGGGCAGCGCGCTTGAAGAAATCAATCCAGCAGAAATTTATGACCACCAAACGCGCGTAACCAGACTTGGCGAGGGCGGTATCGGCTCTTTAGACGCCGTGCCGCAAGAATCGCGTAGCGTTCAGCCCAGCCACTTCGGCTTTGTGGATTATCTGCGGTCGCCTGAAAGCGCAAAAGTCGGCGTTGACATGCGGTTTTCTGCTGGCGCCATGAAGGGCTCCGACGGCAAGATCTACACTCGCGTCAAGAATCTCAAGACAGGGCAGCTGGAATTAAAGTCGCCGCAAGATATCGCAGACACGCCACTCGTGTTTCCTGGCGAAGAGCAGAGCGATCTGCCAACTGTAGCGGCGATTGTAAACGGCAAGCTGAAATACATCCCCCGCGAAGACGCCCAATACGCGCTGCCGAACATGGATGCGTCTTTTTCTACGCTTTCTAACATGGTACCGCTCAAGTCCATGATGAAAGGCCATCGCGTGATCATGGGTAGCCGCATGTTTACCCAGGCGCTCCCGCTAGCCAACGCCGAGTCACCACTGGTTCAGTCCGCTACAGCCGACGACCCAAACAAGTCATACGAAGACGAAATGGGCAAAAAGCTCGGCGCCGTACACGCAGATGAGCTTTCGCAGGTTGTTTCAGTCAGCCCAGACGAAATCGTGCTGCGCAATAAAGACGGCGTTAAAAAAACGATTGAGCTCTATAACGATATGCCGTTTAATCGCAAGACAGCCTGGACGCAAAAACCGGCTGTTCAGCCCGGCGACACTGTAAAACCAGGCCAGTTATTAGCCAGCTCAAATTTTACAGATCCAAAAGGCACTGCTGCGCTTGGCTTAAATCTGCGCGTCGGTTATTTGCCGTTTCGGGGCGCTGTCTACGACGACTCAGTGGCTATTTCAGAGTCTGCCGCTAAACGCCTCACCTCTGAGCACATGTATCAGCACGAGGTCGAGGCTGACGATAACACGCATATCGATAAAAAGAAGTTTGTCAGTCTGTTTCCTGGCGAGTACGACAAAAAGCTACTCGACAAATTTGACAGTAATGGTGTAATTCGCAAGGGCTCTGTGGTGAACTATGGCGAGCCACTTATGCTCGTCAGCAAGGCCCGCGAGACAACTTACGGCCAGGTCTTCCGCGGCCGGGCTGCTAATTTTACGAATGACTCTGTTACCTGGGACCATCATGCTCCGGGAATTGTGACAGACGTAACAAAGACCAAAAAGGGTTGGAGCGCGGTTGTTAAAGCCCAGTCTCAGATGGAAGTAGGCGATAAGCTCTCCGGCAGATTTGGCGATAAGGGCGTCGTGGCCGCTGTTATTGCTGACGACCAAATGCCAACAGACGCGCAAGGCCGCCCGCTCGAGGTGCTTGTCAGCCCGCTCGGTCTTGCTAGCCGTATTAACCCGTCTCAGATCGTAGAAGCTGCCCTTGGTAAAGTTGCAGAAAAGACAGGGCAACCGTACAAGATCCAAGACTTCGACAGCTCTAGGGATTTAATTGAGTTCGCCAAGGCTGAATTACGTAAAAACGGGATGCAAGATTTAGACGACGTCACAGATCCCGAAACTGGGCGCAAGATCAAAGGCGTGCTGACCGGTAATCGCTTTTTCATGAAATTGCACCATACAGCTGAATCTAAAGCCCAGGGCCGCGCGACAGGTGGCTACACAGCCGAAGGTACACCGGCAAAAGGCGGAGCAGAGGGCGCAAAACGTGTCGGCATGCTCGATCTCGGCGCGTTGTTATCTCACGGCGCCGGCCAGGTTATCCGCGACGCCAAGATGGTACGCGGGCAGGCTAATCCCGAATACTGGTCGCAGGTGATGGCTGGGTATACTCCGCCGCTGCCAAAGATTCCGCAGGTATATACAAAATTTGTCGAGCAGCTGCGCGGGGCTGGCATTAACACAGTCAGAACCGGCACTAAAACGCATATCATGGCTCTGACTGACAAAGACGTCGATCAACTCGCCGGCGACCGTGAAATAGAGAACGCCGAAACAGTCGACTGGAAAACTGGGCTAAAGCCTAAAAAGGGCGGGCTGTTTGACGAGTCATTAACGGGCGGACATAACGGAAATCGCTGGTCAAAGATTACGCTGCACGAGCCAATGCCAAATCCCGTCATGGAAGATCCGATCCGGCGAGTGCTCGGCTTAACCGAAAAAAAGTTCAGAGATGTGCTCGCCGGACGTGAGCAATTGGGCGACAAAACAGGGCCTGTTGCTATAAAAGACGCGCTAGCGCGCGTGAATGTGCCCAAGGCAATAGAGCAGGCCAGATTGGACATCCAATCAGGGCGAAAAACCGCAAGAGACGCCGCGGTGCGGCGTCTCGCTTTCCTTAAGACAGCAGAAAAGACAGGTGCGCATCCAGAATCTTGGATGCTGACAAAAATGCCGGTAATTCCGCCAGCATTCCGGCCAGTCTCGACCATGGGGCAAAAAAAGCTGCCGCTCGTGGCTGACGCTAATTATCTGTACAAAGAGCTGCTCGACGCGAACGGGGCGTTAAAAGAATCGACGGGAGTTCTGGACGATACTGGCGACGAGCGTCTCGGGCTGTACGACGCAATGAAGGGCGTTACGGGTTTAGGCGACCCGCAGCAGGCAAAGAACGTCGAGCGGCGCGTGCGAGGCTTTTTATCGCAAATATTCGGGTCGTCGCCAAAGTATGGCACGGTGCAGCGCAAATTATTAAGCAGCACGGTGGATTTAGTCGGGCGCGCAGTAATCACCCCAAACGCTGACTTAGACATGGATCACGTAGCACTGCCGGAAGAAAAAGCCTGGGAGATTTACAAGCCATTTATTGTGCGCGGCTTAGTGCGCCGGGGCTTGCCGCGCATGGAAGCTGTCAAAGCGTTTGACGGAAAAAACAACGCGGCACGCGACGAACTAAATGCGCAAATGAATTCGCGGCCAATTATTATTAACCGCGCGCCAGTGCTGCACCGTTACGGCATGATGGCGTTTTATCCGCGGCTGACTAAAAACAAGACGATGGAAGTCAGCCCGCTTGTGACTAAGGGTTTCGGCGCGGACTTTGACGGCGACGCCATGCAATTTCACGTACCCAGCACGGACAGCGCGGCCAAAGAAGCTGCGGAAAAAATGCTGCCCAGCAAAAACTTATTTGCTGCGGCCACTTTTAAAGCGCATTACACGCCAACAGCTGAGCTGCAGGCTGGGCTGTATGTTGCGTCTAATCGCACAAATAAAAAAACGCAGCCGCGTGTGTTCCGGTCGTCCAAAGACGCGATTGCTGCATATAGACGGGGTGAAATAGAGGTCGACACGCCGGTGCATATTGTAGAGAATAGTTAAGTTACGACTTAAGGAGTTTTTTATGTCTATTGTGAACGCTGAGCTTTTACGTCTTGCCCGCGCGCGTCTTGTGAAAGAATCTGTGGCCATGCCCGGCGCTGACCCCGCCGCCGCCGCGCCGGTTGATCCCGCCGCTGGCGTAGACCCGGCGGCAATGGCCGCGCAGCCTGCTGCGCCAATGGACATGGGTATGGGCGCAGCTCCCGCTCCCGCTCCCGCGCCGGCACCGGCTCCAGCCCCCGCCGCACCGCAGCAACCAGCGCAGCAAAAATTAAAGCCAGAGCAGATGATGCAAATGATTGATTATCGGCTTTACAATATGCAGCAGCAGCTTACTGCGATTATGAACGCGTTGGGCGTACAGCTCCCGCCTGAAGCTATTGTGCTGCCGCCTGGTTCTACATCCGCCCCGCCGGCTGAGTCTGCTTTGCCTGGCGGCGCTGGTGCGCCCACGCCGACGCCCGAACAGGGCGGAGCCGCGCCTGCCGGTTTGCCGCAAGATGTATATGCCGGCGCAGATCCGGTGCAAAACGGTGGCGCGGTTCCCCCGATCGCGCCCGCAAAGGCGGCGCAATGGTGGCAGCAAACAGAATCACCCAAAGCGGCGTCTTACATTGGCGATCCTGTAACGCGATCAGACGAAGAGCAGCCGATCAATTTACAACTGGCGGCTGACGCCGCGTCGGCGCTGTACAGGAGCCTCATGCGCAATGCGCGTTAAGTCGCAGTACTATTTGCAGCCTACGGTATCTGACGCGCATAGCGTTATTGTTGAAGATTCGCGCGGTAACATTTTGTTTGTGGCGGTCGAAGCCGGCGGCAACAGCATTATTGCGGCCCAAGCTGGCGACAAAGACTTCAACGATATTTTAAAGGCGCTGGGCATAGACAAGGTCACGTACGTGACCGAGTTTAAACCAAAGTCTATCGAAGAAATGAAAAACCTGTTGTGACATGCTAAAAACAACGCTCGGTCAAGTTCTGATTAATAGCGCGCTCCCGCCGGATCTGCGGGACTACAGTCGCGTTTTAAACAAAAAGAACATGATTGCGCTGGCGACTGAGCTTGCCAAAAAATATCCAGATAACTATCGCGATGTCATGAAAGAGCTTCAAGACATCGGCTCAGACGCGGCTTACACAACGAACGGATTATCTGTCGGGCTAGACGCAATTAGACCTGCAGTATCGGCGCTTAAAAAACAGCAGGAAGTAAAGCAACGTTTGCGCTCTATTTTGGCCAACCGCGGGCTTGACGATAAAACGCGCAATTTAAAGATTCTCGAGCTGACCAGCGGCGCGCAAAAAGAAATCATCGACGCCGTCGCGGCCGAGGCCGAAGAGCAAGACAATCCGCTGTTTCATCAAGTCAGCGGCGGCATCAAAGGAAATAAGTTTCAGCTAAATAGTCTGCTCGGCGCGGACATGCAATACGTAGATCACAAAAACGATCCAATTCCGATTCCAGTATTACGTAGCTACAGCCAGGGGCTGCGCCCAGTAGAGTATTTTGCTGGCGCGTTCGGCACGCGCAAAGGTTTGATCGATCTTAAAACAGCGACGTCTGACGCCGGGTTTTTTGCGAAGCAACTTGCGCAGATGAATCACAGGCTGCTCGTCACCGCGGACGATGACGACGACGAACAAGCCGCAACCAACGATACACGCGGCCTACCCACTGATGTCGACGATCCGGATAACGAAGGCGCGCTTTTAGCGCGCGGTGCCGGGCCGTATAAAAGAAATACGGTGCTTACGCCAAAGATTCTCAAAGATTTAAAGACGCTCGGTGTAACAGACATACTCGTGCGCAGCCCGACCGTCGGCGGCCCCGCCGATGGCGGCGTATTTGCACGTGACGTTGGGTATCGCGAAAAAATGCGGCTGCCGCCGATTGGTGATTATGTCGGAATCGCGGCAGCACAGGCGCTAGCTGAGCCTGTCACGCAGAGTCAGATTAGCTCCAAGCACAGCGGCGGCGTAGGCGGCGCGAGCGCTATTGCGGGCTTTGGTGCGTTAAACGCGCTGGTGCAGGTTCCGGAAAAATACCCAAACGGTGCTACGCACGCGCACATCGACGGGACTGTACAAGAAATTCGCGCGGCTCCGCAGGGTGGTAGTTACGTAGTTATAAATGGGCAAGAGCATTATGTGCCAACTGGCGTGCCGCTTAAAGTAAAAAAGGGGGACGCGCTGGAAGCCGGCGACGTAGTGTCAGACGGCATGCCCAGCCCCGGCGAAATTGTAAAGTACAAAGGCGTAGGCGAGGGCCGGCGGTATTTTATATCGGCAATGCGGCAAGTTCTTGGCAATACTGGGATAACTGGGCATCGGCGTAACATTGAATTGCTTGCGCGCGGTTTGATTAATCACGTGCGCCTGACCGACGAGCACGGCGATTACGTCCCAGATGACGTTGTGCCGTACTCAATGCTCGAGCGGTCGTGGCAGCCTAGAACTGGAAGTGTCCGCGGCAATCCAAAAAGCTATATGGGGCATTATTTAGAGCGCCCGGTGCTGCACTATTCAATTGGCACAAAGATTGGAAAATCAGTCGTCGACAATCTAAATAAATACGGTATCAACGACATTGAAGTTCACAAAGAGCCGCCGCCGTTTGAACCAGAAATGATTCGCGGAATGGCCAGCGTCGCCACAGACCCGGACTGGATGACCCGAATGATGGGGTCATATCAGCAAAAAAGTTTATTAAATGCCACGCACCGCGCGGCCGAAAGCGACACGGCTGGCAGTAGTTTTGTGCCGACTTTAGCCCGCGGAGAGACGTTTGGCCTCGCCGGCGCCACGAGCGGCTGGAAGCCGCAGCCGTAAAAGAGTGGATTAGAAAGCCAAATACGGGTAAATTATCAATACCGGTTTTAACAGCGCGTAACGTGCCGCATGGAGGTGGCTGTGTATAACAAGAAAAATAAGCAACCCGCTTGGAAACAACACCTCGTCAAAATGGGGCAATACGCCCGTACAGGCGTCAAAACCGCGACACTAGGCGGAAAAGGCGACGACACGCCGTTTGAGCAGGCATTTAGCAATCTGGCCCACGCGTATCTGCAAGACAAAGCCCCCGGCCTGCTCGACCACGAAATCGGCTTTCAGCTGCTCGACCGCAACAACGAAAACACTAAAGCGGTCGGCGTATTTGCATTTAAAGTCGGTTCGCTCTGGCTATATGCGCCGATGTTCTTTTTAAACGGCGACCTCAAGGGCCACGAGCTGTTGTACCTCAAAAACCAGGACATGTTTGTTCCGCTTAAGGAAAATTGGATTAACTACCTGGTAAACCGCAAGCCGAGCATTCTTGGGCAAAGCGTAGACCGTAATTTAACACAACTTGGGCAGCGGCAGCCTGACTTTACGCAAATGAGCCGCTCGCCGTCTAAGTTTGGCTCCGCGCGGCCGTCGTTGAAAGAAATGGTCACGGCAGCTCTTCCCGCGTTTGCAAAAAGCGCGACTACGAACACAGCCAGCGCGTTTGAAGAGCTTGGCGCTACATTAAACCTGCCGGCGTTTTTGAAAGAAGCCGGGCTAGAGGTTGTTCAAAAACTTGTAGCAACTTGTCAGTATGCTCCGCAACTGGCTTCTGCCATTGAAGAGTTTCACGGCCTTGACGTCATTAAGGCCGCTGTAGAGGCAAACACGACGCGTGCGTTGCAGCCCAAAATCGCCAGTGTACTATCGGCCGCGCCGGAAAAACCAGCAGCCGCGTCGGGCCTTAAGGTCATTACGCACGATACCACGGTGCAGACAAAACTGCCGGCTGGTTATTCGGAAGACGATCAGGAGAAATTACTACGCGACGGCGTGCTTATCCTCGATCAGCGCGACCGCGACAACGTATCTATTCCGTATCAAATTCAGGTTGAAAAAAAGCTGTTCAATCCGACTGAAAGCGGCTTGTACGACATTCTTGTAAAGCCGGGCGATATCGAGCGTTGCTATGTTGCCGTACATCCAATGGGCGCGGCAAAGCGGGCAGATTTTGTCACAGTCGTCCGCACAGACGGCACACCGGACTGGATTAACACCCGCGCGGATCATATTTTTGCGTTAACCCGCATCGAGGGCGACGAGTTCGACAGCTGGTTTGAAAAGCTGCCGGAAGCGACCAAGCTCTCGGGCGGAATGACTCGGGCGATCCTGTTAAACAAAAAAGGCGATACGACCGTGCCGGTACGTGTTATCCGCGAATACGGCGACAGCGAATACGGCACCACCTCTTACGAAGTACACCTCGAAGATCACAGCAAGTATCCGCCGAGAGGTTCGATCGGCGCGTGCTGCTATACCGATCCGCTGAACTACGATAAATGGCGCGACGGCGTGCGTGTGCATCTTGGCGCCAGCAAGGGCTCTAAGCTGCGGTCCAGCATGGGTGATATTTTCGTGCCGGAAGGGTTTAAGCTGCTCAAATGCGCCCCGGGCGAAGATGACGTCGCCGACGTTGAAGAAGCCGGGCAAGGTTCGTGCGGTTGCGGAGAAAGCAAAGATCCGCCGTTGATGCCAGGCAACCTTGTTGACGCACAACTGGCGCTTATGAGCAAAACTGCTGCGCTGCGTGTGTATCACAACGGCACAGAGTTTTTGATTAACCCAGAGCTCAATAAAGAAGCACGTGTGGGTCACATCAAGGCGCTTGTTACGCTTGTAGCGCATCATGGCCTGCGCGAAGACGCGGCCCGCGAAATTCTTAAGCAGGCCGCCGCTAAACGTAAGTTTGAATGCCGCGTAAAATACGCCGCGCCGTACGGCGCCCCGATGATGATCAACGACGCGCCCACTGCGCCGACTATGCCGCCGCCGGTAATGGGCGGGGAGTATGTGCTAAACACCGATGTACCGACACAACTTGGCATCGACCAGGGCGTACCGGTTCCAGGCATGAGCGCGCTGCGCACAGACCGCCAGGTTTACAACCCGAATCCAAAATACGACAAAGGTGTGTTGGCCAGCGGCGACGACAGCGAAATTCAGCGCATTCTTGCGGCGGCGGGCTCTGGCCAAAAAGAAGTATTTGACACGGCCATGATTGGTAGCATGTTGCGGGCTGTCCGCGATGACTCCCTTGTAGACCGGTACATGGGCGAGTTGACTAAAGGCTTAGACAAGCTGGGGCGTATTCTGTTTATGTTTTACTGGCACGGCGACCGGTTTGCTGAACGCTACGGCAAATCAGATATGCCGGAGCTTGAGGATTCGTTGCGCAACGCCTTCGAAATGCTTGGCGACGTAATCCTGTTCTTGAAACAAAAGACTATCGAAGCGTATCCGACAGAAGACACAAGCGACGTCGATCTCGGCGCCGTAGCAAATTCATAATAGGTGACACATGGCTAGCACGATTTGGTCTGGTACCACTACGTTTACGGCGCCAAGCGGCACTGAAACAATTGTGCCAGTAAAGATGCCCCACCGCGGTATTCTGCGCGGTTATGCGCTTGTGCAAACAAGTGGCGCCGACAACAAGTTTGACGCTGACTTGTATGCAAGTAATCAAGAGACGCAACCAAACGCGTCACTGCCGGCCGAGGCATTCCACGTGCTGAGTCTGGCTGATTTTGCAGATGTTGTATCTGACCCGGACGTCGTAGCTATTGCCGCAAACAGTAATGTGAATGTTGCTTACCTTAATCGCGACGGCACACCGACTCTGCCGCAGCGCTTTCTCTATTTGTGGATCAAGCCGAACGGAAGCGGCGCTAAGAATTTCGTGCTGACCGTGACGGTCGAAACGCCGATGCTGCGCTGAATCGACTAAATAACAGGGAGTACCAGCATGAGCGTTTCTAGCAATCTGCAAACACAGCCCTCTTGGCTCGACACGTTTCCCGACGAAGACGTAGCGTTTGGCTTTGACTCTACCGGCATGTGGTTCTCCGGCGACGCGTCCGACGCGCCATACCCTATCCGCACGAACTATGACATCGGCAGCGACGAGACTGTCGTAGTTATTTACACGTTTGTGCATGCAGACTTAGACGAAGGCTGCCCCGATCACGGTATTTGTTTTTTCAAAGCCGACGTCGAGCCGTACTGGAGTTGGGGCGATGACACTTCACGTATTGCCGTTCAGTACAACTGCGGCGACCCAGAAATTAACGGGCAAGCAAACACGATTGAGTCAGACTACGAACTCACACTTGGCGACACGTACACCGCGCGCGTGACGTATAACCCAGTCGCGGAAACAATTACGCACGAATTGTTTAACGGGAATAGCGTAGGCAGCCCGCTTGTCGACACAATTACGCTTACAAACGAGCGGCTTCCGGCTGGCGCGTACCGCATCGGCTTTCACGCCGACCTCGATACCTCAACTAGCGAGAAATCTTATTTCACGTACCTTGAAATTAGTGCCGGCGCGGTGGAAGCCGTTACACGCGTTTTCAGGGCTATGCATTTCCCAAATCGGCGCCGAGAGGTTATTAGCGCGACAGACCCGACGCCAAAAAATGTGCAGCCGGGCGAGATGCTATACGACGCAGAAGAAAACAAACTGTACGCCGGACTTGACGACACGACTGTCGCGGTGGGCGTCGACGCGTCATCGGGCGACATCACGTTCAACGGCGTGCAGATCATCGGCGCTGGCGAAGACTCAGGCGACGGCCTGAATAATGGAACGATCGAACTCGTCCCCGACAGTACGCTGTATGCCAACGACCAGTATCTCATCATTGACCCAACAGGCCCGAACCATATTCACATCAGGGCTGGTGGAACTCAGGATGGTAGTAGTGCTGAATTAATTTTAGGCGGTGAACAAGCTAATGTTAAAATCGTCGATTATAACCATCAGGTGCAAATACAATCTACTGCTAATCAGAATGGTATAGCCGCATTAACGGCAATAACATATTTTGCTGGAGGTTATGGTTATGAATGTAGTACTATGGTACCTGCTGGTACTCAATTTATCATTGATGGAACACCTCATTTTGTTACAAGTATAATTACCAACCCCGAAATTATTAGCGACTATGGAGATGGTCAGTCTCCATTTCTGTTAATACTAGATCCATCTCCAGGAGATATCAATAGTAATTATCCGTATCAAATAACAACTGTATATCAATGGAATTTCAACAATCAAGGTAATCTAGAAATTCCCGGCGGCATCAAGTTCGCCAACGACGTCGTGATGCTGGGCGGCATTGTCGCAATGACGCAGGAGGCGTACGACGGGATTTCGCCAGACGCAAACACCACCTACTTGATTATCGGATGAGCATCGAGTTCGGCTCACGTAACGTGACGGCAGTACGGCACGGCTCGCAAGTCGTGCGTGTTTAAACGTGTAAGTTACGCGGTTTTATAATTTTGTGGCCTACCCGCAACGCGGATAAAATGATGCGTAACCCGCGAAAGAAATTAAAATGCCAAGCCGTATTTTTCGCCTATTTAAACTGCCCAGGCTCCGCCGAGAAGCTGCTGGGCCCAGTTCTCCGCCCAGCGATTTACGGCCAGGAGAGCTCGCCGTCGGTGAAAACGAAGGCGTGCTGTATTACGGCAAAGCTGACGGAAGCACGGTGACGCTAACAGGAGGCGGCGGTGGCGTCGCCAGCACAGGCAGCATTGTTGCGCTGACGCAGGCGGAATACAGCGCGCTTACGCCAACCGCAAACACCACCTATTTGATTATCGAATGAGCATTAAGTTTGGCTCTAGCAACGTGACGGCTGTACGGTACGGCGCGCAGATCGTGTCGGCTGTGTACTACGGCACGCAACTGGTTTGGCAACTGGCTCCGCCCACGCCTACACCTACGCCAACACCTACGGCTACACCCACGCCCACGCCGACACCTACACCAGCGCCTGTCACACAGAGCCTCTGGAAAGTTGACGCCCTCTCGCCCGTGTATCACTGGAGCACTTAAGCTATGGCCGCGCCAAATGCCAACAGCCCGACGCCGGCCCCGCGAGTGTGGGCCGAGGTAGAATAATGGATATAATGAAATTTACGAGAAGAGAAAGTGAATTAATAGGACCAATTGCAACGCCCTAGCCTGCGGCGCTAAACTATACACGGCGGCTTGATTGCAGATCTTGCTGCCGCACTGTCAATATGAAAAGCAAAGTTCAGAGAATCTAGTTATCATTGGAGCTAGTGATGCCAACCCCAAATCTCAATAACCCTACGCGGGTCGAAGGCAAAGTTGCGGTGCTGGTAGTCACTACGACGCCGACGAATATTGTCGCTAACGCCGCCGACAGCAATGCTACTGTGCGCATTAATACCTTGTTAGTGAGCAACGTCAATGGCGCGACGGCCGGTTCGGTTAACATAAGCGTTTATCGCGGCGCGACAGAATACTTTTTGGCCAAGACTGTGGCAATCAACCCAGACGAAAGTTATAGTGTTTTCGACCGTCACATGTATCTTGAACCGGGCGACAGTCTTCGAATCACGGCAGATGCCGCAGAAAAAATTCAAGCAGTTTGCGCATACGAAATCATTTCTTGAGGTGAAAAATGGCTCTGATCACTTACGAAGGTTTTGAAAACTACAGCTCTCTGGCAGACGTGCGCGCATATCTCGGTTTTGCGTACTACCAGACACCAAGCATCATCTCTATTAGCGACGGCGTAATTGCTCCGCGCAATAATCTGAGTTGTTTGAAAATGGTCAGTAGCCGTTCTTTCGGTCCTGAAATCAACACAGTCAGAGACTTTTATCCAAAATTTACACTCAGTTCGCCGACTAATGCTTCGTACACAAGCGGCGTAGTCGGATTTGCGTTTTATCCGCGCTTGCCATCCGGCGGCGGCTGGGGCCCGTTTACTCCGTTTGCGGCCATTGTAGGCGCCGATAACAAGCCGCACTTCTATGTTTGCATGAACGCAAACTACCAGATTGAGATTCGCCGCTGGAACACCGCTGCTACGATGTCTACTCGCAACGCAGTGTCCGCCGCAAATTACGTCTGGAACCAAGATCACGTCTCGTTTGGCTACAACGAAGGCGAATATTGTAATCAAGGTCGCACCGGTTGGGACCACCATGTTACCGCGCCGTATACGTACTCCTGCAACAGCATCAACGCCACATGGCCCAGCAACGCGGCTTCTAGCAGCAAATTTGAATTGGTAGGCACAGCGAGCAATATCGCGGGCAACCTTGTCGTCCCCGATCAGTGGAACTACATCGAAATTAAGTTTGTGCTCGAAAACACCGCGTCAAACGCCGGCAGCGTGCAGGTGAAAATAAATCGCAACTCCACAGACGCCACGCTTGATTTGAATGCGACTGGCGTTAGAAACAGCACGCAGGCAACGAACACATATCAAAAATTGATGTTTGGAATTGTCTGGGCGCACGTAGCCGCTGGGAATTCGGGTGCTGCCAATCTTGGCTGGACAACCTATATTGACGATATCTACTGGTTAGATCAAAGCGGCGCAACTCTTAACAATTTTCTTGGTCGCGTGAGTTGCCAAAAAATCAACTACACAACAACGACAAACAACACAGCATTTAATGGAAGCTTGGCGTCGATTCAAGATGCGTTTTCTGGCTCGGCTGGTTACGCGGCGCCGGTAGGTAGCGGCGGCGCTATTTCTTTCAATGCCAACAATCAAGACGTGAGTTTTTCCCCGGCCAACGCGGCAATTCCGTTTACGCCGCTTGTTGTGCAGCAATTTGTTTACGGCCACAAAGAAGGCGGGAACAATGTGCTGCGTTGTCGCGCTAACTATCTGGGCGCAGTTTCGCCAAATACAGATTTGACGCTCACAACTGATGCAACAAACGGCGGCATTAAATTTGTGACATACGAGACAGCACCTGACGGCGCGGCGTGGACGGCAGAAAAACTGAAAAATACTCAGTTTTCGCACACTGTGGTAGCAACATAATGCCTATTTCGCGTAGAAATAAAAGTCTCGCTACTCGTCGCACGCAAGATTACCGCCGCGTGCTGACAGGGAGCGCTAGCGAACAAGCGCGGTCGACGATTGCCGCTGCCGGGGCCAATGTTTTGACCATTGCCCCCGATTTGAGTCCTACTGTGACAGTTGGCGCTGGTTTTGTTGTTGATTTTTACGTCGCTGTTACGGCTGTTAATAGTTCTGCTGCTATTACATATCAATGGCAGACATCTGACGACGGCGTGACGTGGGCGAACGTACCTAGCGCCACAGCCAGCGTATACTCTCGGTCGTTCGAGCTGGCAGATAATAATTTACGCGTACGCGTGCTTGTATCCCAACTTTTACGCACAATTGCTAGCAACAGTTGTCGCGTGACTGTTTTAGCGGCAGCGCAGCCGATAACTGGTTTGATTGGCCCTGCGTCTGTAGACATGGGTACATGTTATTTATCCTGTCTGTTCTCTGACTTCCCTGCCGATACAACTAGCATATCGCGTACATATGTTGCCAATTTGAATGTCTTGCCGCTTTTTTCAGACCCGTGGTCTGGCCCGGGCGGCGCAAGCACAAAATTTGCAGTTGGCTATCTGGCCACGCTATTTGCGCAGCCAAACGGCGTTGAGAGTGTGCTAAGCCCCGTTCTCGCGGCGTTAAACTTGAACACGCTTTTTTCTGATGAATTAGACGTTTCCGGCATTTTTAACGTAGTTTCTGGCCAACGTATTTTTTCAGTTGCCGGCGCGTTGTTTGGTCAAAGCGTTGCCGGACTGGCGGGGACGAACTACAACTACACATCAAGCACTCTTCCGCTTGGCTTAGCGCTATCAGCCGCCGGCGCAATTAGCGGTACGGTAATTAGCGATGTAAACTTTGAGCGCGATACCACGATAACCGCCACGCATAAAACAACTGGCGCGGTTTCATCTGTAACAATAACGTTTGTTCATTCGCAACTAGCGCAGTCCTCTACGCCACGGAGTACGGGTTTAACATTGACACCTACGCTTACGGCCGGCTCCAGTGGTGTCACGTATAGCGGAACAGCAGCACAACTTAGCGCGACTGAGTTTTTGCTTACACCTGCTGCTAACGGTACTACAGGTGTTGTAACATTTGCAAACAGCGCAATCGCAAAATTTGGGCTGGGGCGTACGCAGGCCATTACATTTTCTTTCAACTGGCGCGCGTGGGACGGCAACGGCGCCGACGGGATGGGTTTTGAATTTGCGCCAACTTATGCTGGAATTATCCTTAACCGCGCCGGCTCGCCGACATATGCTTCGTCGGGTTTGCGCATTGTTTTTGATACATATCCAAACAGCGGAAACGATTACGGTATTTGGTTGTACTTAGACAATCAGCCGGCTGTACAAATTTACAGTCCGCGGCCGCGCACATCGGTGTATACAAACCTTACCGTGACAATCAATAGATTTTCTGGCACTATTGAGTATGCTGTTGGTTCAAATGTTGGGTCGTTTGTCGCCACCAGTGATGTGTTTAGCGCATTGGCTTATCTCTGGCCTGTGTACTTTACGGGCGCGTGCGGCGGCGCGAACGACAGACACAGCGTTTCAAATTTTTCTGTAACTTATACGTAGTAATTAGAGGGCGAAACAATGTATACGCAAGTCGTCGGCGGCGCGGGTCCGCAAGCAAAAGTTTTAGCGCACCTGCTGCGGCTTAGCGGCGCGTACTTCAACGACATGGACGACGCTACGAACACTACTACGTTCACGTACAGCGCAATTTTTGAAGACTATTATCGTGCCTACATTCACGACACAAGCGCGACTCCCTTGCCGCCAGAAGTTCAACGCGAATTGCTGGCTTTTTTGCGGCACACTGATCTATCAAACGCCGCGTCTGTAAACAAAGAAGACTGGCGTGTTTTTGAAACCGTCGCGTCTTCTATCCGCGGTCGGCTGCTATTTGTCGAATACCCCGAAACAGAACTCAACGCCGAGTTCCCGGCGCCGACCGCCTCGGATGAATATAGCGCCGCGCAAGCGCGCGCAAACAAGCTGAAAATTGCCGCAGAAGTAAACGGCTGGAGCGTCGTCACGTGTAATTACGCCGAGTTCCTAAAGTCGAATAAATATCAAAAAAACCTGTTTGCTGCATTAGAGTTGCCGCTGCCGGAGAACGTAGAAACCGTTGTGCAACTTTATCATGACGAATATGCGTCTGTTTTGGCGCAGAGCAAACTGCAAAACTTTGTAAATGAAAATCCTGCTGACGGGCTATCCTAAGTCCGGCACGACATATCTGTGCCGCCTGCTTGACTGCTTGTTGCAGGACACGCACCAGATATCTAAACAGCTTTCTTCTGATCTGAAGCGTGCATATCGCCGCGATGACCAGCGCGTTTATTTCTCGTATCTCAATAACCCGCTTTACAACAAGCATCAGATCGTCCCTACATTTGCGCAGGCAATTGTGCTGTACCGCGATTTCCGGGACGTGCTTGTAAGCTGCTATTTCCAGCAGAAGTACCGCGAGAACACAAAATACGCTGGTACGCTGTCTGAGTTTATTGACTTTGACTTTGGCGGAATTCGCAGCATTGTGCGGTTCTACAACGCTGTCGAACAGGCGCAGCCAAACATACTGGCTGTGTCATACGAGACATTATCCGAAAGCTTGCCCGCTATACTCTCTGCGCTCGCTGTAGAAACAGATAGCTCGTTTATTCGGCGGTGTTTGGCCCGGAACTCGTTTGAGAATATGCGCAAACTTGAAATCCAAAACTACGGCACAAGTGACATAGCAGAGCGCATAGAACTCGCGCCCAAAGACCTGACGAATACTGATACGTACAAAACACGTCGCGGCAAAATTGGCGGCTATGTAGACTATCTGACTCCCGACGACATCGCTAAAATAAACGCCGTCGTGTTGGCGGAGTATAAGGACGCCGCGAGCAACAGGTGGTGCTATGCCGATTGCAATTCCAAGCCTGAGCATTGAAATCGCAAAAAGTTGCAACCTAGCCTGCGACGGCTGTAATCACTTTAGCAACCTGTCTGGGCTAAAGGGTGTGCTCACAGCTGACGATGTCGCTGAAAACATCGACCCGTGGGCGGTACATCTCACGCCGGCTGTATTCCGCATAGTCGGCGGCGAGCCTTTTATATGCCCCGATATACTGGCCAGCCTTGCAGTCGTCCGCAAGGCGTTTCCAGACGCGCGTATTGATATTTTTACCAACGGCCTGCTGCTCAAGAACGACAAATTTGATGACTATTTTGGAGCGTCACTGGCGGCCCTAGGTGTGCGTGTTCGCGTATCTGTGCACTCTTTGGAGCCTGCGTTCTTGGACAGGCTGAAACCAGTGCGCGACAAGCTGAAACACTGGCGGGCGAAATACACGCTGGACTTCGAATTTGCTGACGCTGTGACTACGTGGACATGGCCTTACAAACACATCGACGGCAAGATCCACCCCTATACCGACAACAATCAAACGCAGTCGTGGGATAAATGTGTGGGCAAGTGGTGCAAGCAAATTTACAAGGGCAAGATTTACAAGTGCCAATTAACGGCGTATTTGCAGGACGTCATAGACAAGCTTGACGACTCTTTTCTGCCGTATTTGAACTACACGCCAATCTCGCACACAGCCACGCCAGAAGAAATGGCGGAGTTCTTTTCCCGCAAAGACGAGTGGGTGTGCGCGGCCTGTCCAGCTAATCCGCAGAAGTTTATTAAAGCCGTATGATCACGCTCATCGGCATGGTGCGGGATGAGGCCAAATATTTGGCGGAGTGGCTGACATACCACTGGCTGATTGGCGTCACGGATTTTGTTATCTATTTGCACAACTGCGCCGACGACTCCGCGCGCGTTATTAGCCAGTTACCGTTTCCTGTAACGGCTGTCGCCACCACCAGCGACGAAATAGGCTGGGAGTTCAAAAACCGGATTTACGGGGCTGGCTTAGACGCCGCCAAAACCCCGTGGGCTGTGTGCCTAGACATTGACGAGTTTCTGTGTCTGCCCGCGCACGATAATCTAGCTGAGTTTCTCGCGCAGACTAAATTTGACTCCGCTAGCGGTATCGCAATACACCAGAACATATTTGGCTTTGGCGGGCATGTAGCTTCTCCCGCCGGCCTTGTCATCGAGAACTACACGCTGCGCAATTCAGACGACCCATTACGCGACCGGTTTTATCCGCAGTACCACGATCCGGCAGACTTGTTTAAAACCGTTAAGGTTATTGTCAGGCCGGAGCAGGTCGTCAAAATACTCGACAGCCACACATTTTTGTGCCGGCAAAAGCTCGTGACAGAAGACGGCGAACTGTTTAAAAAGTATCAGTGCCGCCGGGTTTTAAATGAAATCCGGTTAAACCATTACTTCACAAAAAGCCAAGAAGACTGGGCGGTTAAAACAGCCAGGGCCAGACTTAGCGGCGCGCAACCCTATCCCGACACGTGGTTTGAGTATTTCGCTGCGCAGACTACAATAGATAAATCGCTCGCAAACTGTTTTACGGCTAAATTACAGGCAGTTCTCGCCTATGGCCGTTAAATTTTTACACACTGTGTTATGCGCAGCGCAACAAAAATAAACGCTATATGCTTGACGCTTTGCGAGATAATCCGCTGCGCGCGCCAAATTGGAAATGGCTGCGTGTGCTGCAAATAGAGTCTGGCGGCCTACGTCCGACTAAAAAACTAGACGGCGGCGACGGTTTTTCATGGATCCGTCGGGCCATACAGTTAAAGCGCCGGCACGAGATGGCCGCAAATCGCCCGAGCGTTATGTACGCGCTAGCTACCGTAGACCGCCCGTTATTTTGGGCGCACGCTATGTGGGTCGACGAGAAGGCCCCGACGCGTTGGGCTGTAGAGGCTCGCATTCTTGCGGGCGAAGATAACGCAGCAATTGCTAAAAAGCTTGGCTGCGACCCGGAGGTTATAAACGCGTACGAGGCTGTATTTTTTAATGTGCGCGAAAAATTGGATAATCTGGAATACATCGTAAACGTCGTGATGCGGGACGCCGTAACCAGAGGCGTCACAGAGCGGCAATACGATTTACTGTGGAAAATGTTTGGGTATCAGGGCGGCACGCATGTTTTAGACGCCATGATTACCAAATTCACAACTATAGAGCGGCCGCGCAAACCCGAAGACGTATCTAAGTTCTTTCAAGAGTCGGCAATTAATTCGATGCGCCATAAGGCGGCTATTGCTGCGCTCACTGTGCCTATTAACACGCATACCCAGTTACAGCTTATTGATTCCTACGTTAAATACGTCGAAATCGAGCGGAATTCAGAAAACGCAGAAAAAGCGCAGGCTGGTATTGTGCAGAATATCGGGGCGATGTTGGCTACGTTCCCGTTTAAAATAGGCACAAAACTCGACTCAGAGGGTGATAAAATGGTACCCTTTGATAATGGCGCCGCAGAATTGCGTGGTGACGAATTAATGATTGTGGCGGCAGGTGGAAAACTCAAAAACCAACCGGCTATTGAGAATTTAAAGTTTCCGGGAGAATAAGAATGCGCCCACTGAGCAAAGAAGCTGAAACAAAGCTGCTAACGGCTATTGAAAAAGCCGCAGAGCTTGTAAATAAGGGCACAGAGCCCGATACCGCTATTGTGAAGACGGCAACTGAATACAATATTCCTGCCGGCCAAATTAATCTTATGGTGCACGCGTACAATACTGGCCGAACCACCAGCCAGCGCGAAAGCGGCGAATCTACGCTGGAAAAGGCCGCTGACTTTAAACTGGCAAATGCCGAAAGCATTTTAGAAACGCTGTATCCAAAAGCCGTAAAAACAGCGGCAGAGCTTACACGCGAAAACACAGTTTCGACCGAGTACGCCGTTTCGCCGACTGGGTTTCTAGCCCGCCGTAAAGCCGCTATGCAAAAAGCAGCCGCGGCGCTAGTAAATCTGCCCGAGCAGACATACACGCCGCCGCCCCGAGATGAGCATGCCGCAGTTATGCGAGAGGCCAGCAAGAAGGCCGCCGAGAAACGCGCAGCGGAAGAGATTCGCCGGCAAGCTACTGAGGCGTACGGCAAAGCTGCCAATGCCATGGAAGAACTTGTAACGTATTTC